AACCCTGTCTTTTTCAGCATGAAATACATCATACGCCTCAGTGCCTAAGCTCGGACTAAATGCCGGATATGATTCCAGATCACGCTTTGTCACCGCAGGGTGTCCATGTAAAGCAAAAGCCAAACCAAAAAGCTTTCCTTTAGCTTTCCAAAGATCAAGTTTTGCCTTATCACGTTCTCGGTTAAGACGTTTTCTGATTTCTATAACTTTCTGAGATTCCTCATCTTTCAGAGCGATAAAAGCCTCCTCGAGTTTTTCTTTAAGCTTCTCAAGGCTTTCAGAAACCACGTCGAGATTGATATTACATTCCTCAAGTGCGGAATCCGCTTCTTTAACAGCATTCGGATTAACTTTTTCACCGCACATGATCCTGCTTCTGATCTCTTTAGCTCTTTCCTTAGCGTCTTGCTTTTCTTTTTCGCACTGCCTCTGTTTTTCTTCAAGAGCGATGATCTGTTCAGCGATCTCATCGGGCGTGCTTTTGCCTCTTAACACATTTAAAAAATTAAGTTTCATTGTCTTATCTCCTTTTTTTAGGTGCGGTTATTGATAATGCTTCTTCAAACGGACAGTCCGTTTCATTTTGGTATTTTCTCGCACGCCAAACGTGATCAAGCTGTTCTGCGATTACCACACTGCCTGAATCTGCTTCTTTTTCCGGTGCGGTCTTACTTAAAGCGTCAGTTAACGTGCATTCAAACTTCTCACGGTACTCATACGCTTTCTTTAAGTGGTCAAGACGGACATCGCCTTCACTCGCCATGCTATCGTTCTTCTTAGCAGTCGCCTGCAAGGCTTCTGTGAGTGAACAGTTATGCCTCATCATATAAAGATTAGCGTCAATTAAATGAACGAGTTGTTTTTCTTCAGTTGACCCCGGCACATACCGGCTAATCATCCCGCTTATCGTGTTTAATAAATGAGCTTGTTTCATTTTTTATTCCTCCTGTTTTTTTTGTTTATCCACATTAAAAATCTCCCTAATTTTCAATCTATAATTACATCATTTTCACCCCCTTTTCTGATGATCGTGAGCGTTGTGAACGTCGATTCCACTACTTTCTAAATCCCTCTCTACGCCTCTTTTACACCCCTTTTTTGTGACTTTCCTGACCTTTTCCCTTATATTTTTCTTTTTTTAGAACAGAGGGGTTTTTACGTTCACAATGTTCACAAACTACATAACTCCTCGTAGATTAAGGAGTTAACCCCTGAGCGTAGGTGTGACCGTAGACTTTGGACGTTCACAACATTCACACTTTTCAGTACGGTCTCGGGTCCTCACGGTCACAACGCTCACCGACGTTCACACCGACGCTCAGACCATTTTCAAAGAGCGAATTGCCCTTAGTTTTTCGTAAAATAAACAGCTTCCTGCCAGTACCGGCTTCACGTTTATTACTGCGTAAAATATCAATTCCCACACTCCTCATAACAGGTGCGATACGCATAAGTTCAGAAGCTAAAGCCCTAGCATTAGCGGGAATTGTTTTATCGAACCCTGTCTCCGGCTGAATACTTGAAAGAAGCGTAGTCGCAGATCCTGCCCATTCACCGCCGTTTGATTCCACAAGATAAGTAAGGCGCTGGGCGAGTGTACTTTCTTCGGCAGTATCTTCCCATTTATGATCAACTGATTCCTGATACTTCTGTAAAAACTCATCCGGAGAAAAACCTAAATATCCCGACAAGCCTGATCCCCATTTAGCGAAATCTGACATCCTGAACCGTTCATACCCTGACACTCCGTCAACAACAGCCATAGCTTTTGAAAGGGCGGTAAAGAACCCGCCAAGAATACCCGGCAAAGAAGCCCGCCACTCATCAGCAATTTGTTTCTCGGGTCGTGTCTCTTTTAAGATAGGAATATCGAATATTATTGATCGATCTAAAAGGTCGGGTCGGCAGATAGAACTGCCTATACCGTTTAAAACAAAACATCTGCGGTAAGTCCTTATAAATTCTTCGTCATTAGTGTAGAGTGACCGTTTCATGTCGCCTTCACCGGTTACCGCACGGCATAAAAAGTCACTGAACCATTCAGACACACGAGAGAGGTTGTCGAAGTTATTTACCCAATGCTTATCAGCAATCATCTGTGCCTGTTCTAAATCCTTAGGTGCTGAAATTGACATTACCTTTGACGGATCACATAGGCTCTTAACCAACCTTGAATTATTTGATTTGCCGGTACCTTGCTCTCCGATCTGAACAGGGATAACATGCGGAATATCAGGAATGAAGAACGTAGCAACAACCGTCATAAAAAGACAAGCGTCATCTTTATTTATATTGCAGAAGTCCAATAACTTTACCGGATCATATCCCTTAACCGGCATAACCTGCTCTGATTGGTGAGGGTAACGCTTAAATATCGGCGGTAGAAAAACAATCTCCCAACCGTCTTTTGTAATTACAACACCCCGCCAGTCTTTAGTTGTTAAATCGTAATAAATCGCTCCGTTATACCAGCCCACACGGTTATACAGCTCAATCTGGCGACCGCCTTCACATTGTGCCTCGACCTGAATGCGTGCCTGTTTTAACGCTTCGTTGCCCGGCGGGTGACCAAAATCCCTACGATACCGCATAGCAAAGCAGTTCCTAAACCGTGAACTGCTCGTCTGGCAAACCTCAAAATGCTTATCAAAAGGAAGGACAACATAGGGGTTACCCTGCTGATCAGAAAAATATTCCGTGATGATTTCTTCGCAATCTCGGGTTATTATCTCGCCTTGAGTGAGCTTCTTTTGCTTAGGCGATTTTGAATCGGTAAATTCATTCTGCGTGTCCTGAATCGCTTTATCGATAAGACTTTGACCATACGTCTTGCCATCACTAAAATGCTTCTCATCCCACTTAGAACGCATAAGACCGGACTGACGGAACAAAGAATCCATAGCCACCGAATTCTTGCCAGTCCAAAAAGCGAGTTTATTGCATAAAGCTAGATCCGCCTCTGACTGGGAAGGATAATCGTCCTGCCATTTGCCTTCATACAATTTCAAGAAAACATCAGCGTCTTTGCTTTTTCTGATCCTGTTAAGGATAAATTTTATTTTCTTGTTATCCGAGTCCAGACTTTCAAGATGTTCGTATAAGGCTTTGAGTTTATCGGGGCATTCCGTGATCGTATTATTACAACCATCAACTATGTCCCCAGTCGTAATAAGGAATCTACTCCCCGAATACATCTCAACATTAAATGAGCTAAGCTTGCGATCTCGAGGAAGTACGCCTTTACAGATGATATGAATACCTGTTCCGCTTACTGAATATTCTGTGTAGCTATTAATCTCGGATATTATTTCTTTAGCAAAAGGCGAGATAATGCCATCTGTGACGCAGTTATCAATATCTATGCCCACATACGGCAGATTGATAGCAAAGCCGATAGCGTCAAGATTATCCGCTCGCTTAATGACCTCATCAAATGAATGCCATGTTTTTGGATCATTACACCGGGCGTTTTTACCGGTCAAAACATCAACAGGTATCTTTTTATCCTTCTTGCCTTTTTGTGGTGTGAATTTGAAGCCTACCCAGATCGGCAGGTCTTTGAGAACTTGAGGAATATTTTCCCTGTTCTTCTCTTTTCTTCTCTCTTTCTTCATTTTTATGCTCCGTTCTGAAATATAAAGTCTTTAACCTTCCTGTAACATTGAAATAACTGCTCCTCTTTGGAGTTATTAAAAAACTTATCCGCCAGCTTGCGTGTTTTCTCGGCATCACCAAAAAGAATTCGTTTCTGCCTGCCGGAACCGGATAAGCCTTTCATGTCGCACCCCTGTGATACGAGGTACGTGGCTAAATAAATATTTCCCGCTTCAAAGTAATTTTCTTCCATAATTCTTTCCTTTTCTTTGCCTGGACTAGGTACATACAACTTTTTTTCTCGATTTGTTGCACCCATTTTCAGATATACGACGCGCCCCCGAAAACTGTCGGGATATATTTCCTTCATAGGGTATATACGACGTCTTTCTTAATTCTGTCCCCCCCATACATACAGATTTTCCTGCCAAAATGTCGCGCTTGATCTTGAACTTTTTGCCCCTCACTATATACATACAGATTTTTTCCAAAAAGTGTCCCCCCTTAGAGCGTATATACGTAAAAAATCTTCAAAATGTTGCAGGTGTTTTTAAAATTTTTCATCACCACCACCCTCAAAACGTATATACGGAAAAATTTCTCAAAGTGTCTCACTCTTTTTTGCCTTTTTTCCAAAAACCTCTCCTTCAAAACATACATACGTCAAAATTCTTCAAAATGTTGCAGACTAAATTACAATTCTTGCTCCCACCGGGTACATACAACTTTTTTTGCCAAAGTGTCTCAGCCGTTCTAAATATACATTCCCCATAATTCTCAAAAGTGTCGGGATTATTTTCTCCTCAAAGCGTATATACCGAGTTTTTCCAAAAAGTGTCGGAATTATTTTGCCCATATTCGTGTATTCAGGATTTTTCCGAAAAGTGTCGGAATTATTTTCCCCCTATTAGTACATTCCGGTTTTTTCCGCAAAGTGTCGGAACTTTTTTTATTTTTTCTGCAACAAATCAGGAAAAAAAGTCGTATATACGTATTAGGGTGGGACACTTTCGCTAAAAAAACTGTATATACGCAGTAGTAGACAAATTATTTAAAGAAAATCCCGACACTTTTGGCATTTTTACGGAATATATATATATGGGGGTATTAGCTTGACTTGTCCCAAGGAGTGTTATAGGGGTGTTGTATTAAGGAGGTTTGAAAAATGAGTGCAGAGAAGAAAAGAAAAAAGTTCGTAATTTACACACGCTGTTCAACTGATGATCAGGCAAAAGGTGACTTCACCACGCTTGACGCACAGGCTCACCACTGCCGGAATATGCTTGAAGCGTTCGGTTATGAAATGGCTGATTTCGGTGATAAAGGTATTATTAACGATGACGGTTATTCAGGCAAAGACCTGAACCGCCCCGGAATCCAGTCAATCCTTAAAGACATACAATCCAAAAAGTCGTTTGACGGAATCATATTTTTTAGGCTTGATAGGCTCACCAGAAACCCTCGTGACCTTTACGGCATGATCGATACCTTCAAGGCTGAAGATATAGCCTTTTTATCCGTCAGAGAGAATCTTGATAGCACAACAGCCATAGGCAGAGTTGTGATCGGCATCATCGGCTTATTATCAGCCTTTGAGCGTGAACTTACAGGCGAACGTGTAAAAGCTTCAGCTATCGCAAGAGCAAGACAAGGAAAATGGGTAGCGGGTAAACCGCCTTACGGATACATACAAGTCAAAGACGGTGAAAGATTATCAAACGGTAGACAACCACACAAAATTGAACTTGATAAAAACCTTGCTCCTCATTTTAAGATGATCTTTGAAATGGCGGCTGATAACCATTCGCTCTCAACTATCGGCAACGAACTTATCAAAAGAGAAGTCCCCACAGCAAACGGCAACCTCTGGCGTAAACAGACTATTGCTAAAATACTAAAGAATCCATTTTATAAAGGAATGATTTCATACTCAGGCGAGATAAATAAAGGCAATCACGAAGCAGTTGTAGATGAAGAATTATGGAGTAAAGCAAACAAGATAATATCCGCAAGCCTACCCGGACACAGGTTCTTGAAAACAACTCTGGACTACAGCCATCTGTTAAAGGGCATTCTGTTCTGCGGAAAATGTGGGAGTTATTTTGTATCAACACACGCCCGAGGCAAAATGGGCAATAAGTTTTATTATTACGAATGCAGTCGAGCAAGACAAAAACTCGGATGCGATACTAAGCGCATATCAGCAACATCATTTGACCGGGCGGTTATTGACTTTTTAGGCAGGGCGTCCGAAGACCAGAATATTATTGTAAAAGCTATCGGGAACGCTATTGAGCATTCATCAACACAACTCGATAAATACGATAAGGAAATCCGCCAGTTAAAAAAGAAACTCGACAAAGCCAAAGACTCTGCTGATAAACTGCTTAACCTTGCCATAGAAAAGGTTATCACCAAGGGACGGACTTATTCAGAAAAAATGGACACACTTGAAACCGAAATCACCGTTCTTGAAGATAAACTCGGAAAAGCCAAAGCCCGAAGGAAAGCCGCTGAGATGACCGCTAACTCGAACGAATACCTGCACGCAAACCTACAGCTTGCCATGAGATACCTCGATCAAGCCCCTCCAGACGCCCAAATCGCCCTTTTAAAGGCACTTATCAAGATACTCAAGGTTTATGACGATCATGTGAAGATGGAAATGTTTATAAACGAACCGAACGATGAACTTGTGCAGAACTTACCACTGAAAGAGCCCCAAAAACAACGAACCCCGCTCCTTCTTGAGGAACAGGGTTCGACTGAGCGTCAACAATGGCGGCTCAGCGGGAACTATAGACGAAAGTCACAACTCCAAGAAATACAACTACTTGTGAAACTTTACAAAAAGCGAAGTATGGGTGCTCTCATCTCATTAGGTAAACCAATCGATACTTCCCGCCGTTACGATAAAGGTATTCTATCACGAAACCGCGTAAAAGCCACCGAAACCGTAGTTTTATAATGGGCCCCGTCGCCTCACCTTTATCCCTCTTAGACACGTGGTACCAGCAAATCAGCTAATGTTGTAGGGGTTAGCATACCCTTCTACCAAAAGTTCTCTAACTCTTGTTTGGCACAAAATGCTTTATCAGCTTCGTCTTTGCTCGAATATGAGCCAAGTTTAAAATGAATAAAATGCTTCGATTTCTCATGAAGCTCAATTCCAACAATTGACCACTTACGATCAGCTCTTTCGCACATTACTAAAATTGATGATTTATCCTTAAGGATTATAGACTCCAAGACTGTGAGCTTGGGACAAATATCTTCATTATCACTATGCGCAAATATTGATCCAACCCTAATATTCTGAAAGTATTCCCCAAGAGGATCATTTCCAAAATCTTGAGGGCAACATGGAAAATAGGCGCCCGCTCGCCACATATATTGTGCACACCATGGTGTTAAGGCAAGATCTAAACCCGGTTCTCCAGCAAGACCAACTTCCCACTTTTGCAGAGGCTTATAAACTCCCTTCCCAAAAGTGCTATTGCAATTGCTGTCACCAGTTAATCTTGCGGGCTTATTATCAGAATTTGCCCAAACAGACATTCGCATCTTACAGTTTTGTGCCTCCTCAGGCGTTACCGTTCGCATCCATGTAAAGTTCGGATCTCCTTGAAGATCATTTAGCATCGAAGGATTTTCAAGAAAAGCCTCAATACTACCGCATAAATATTCAATCTTTTTCCGGGTCACTGGATTTTTAAGGGCATTCTCTAATCGAGTCAACCATCTCAGATTTTCAGGTCGATTATTCCTACAGTTTGTATCAATATGATCTACCACATGATTGGGGTCAGGCGACTCTCCGTGAAAAGCAGTGGCCACAATTCTATGAATGCGAACATTCGAAATATGCAAATATGGATTTGCTGAATTTTCCTTCCCGAACGTCCATTTATTATCGTTGGCGCGCGCACGCTTGCCGTTTACTTGATGCCGCAATACCGCACCGTTGTCCCGGACGGAATATTTTTCGTTTTTATAGACACAAGTCTTTTCTTCATTGAAATTATTTATATCAGCATTCGTCACGTTATTTCGCTCCTGATAGAAGTCTGCTTGTGTGTCCAAAATTCCACGTTCTAGTCAGTTTTCAGGTTAGTTTTCCGGCTTCTATCCTCTAACTATTCACCATCTTCCCATTTTGTCCGACAACAAGACCCTGCAACCCCTGCTTTAGCACGCTTAACCCCAACCCGGATGCCTGTAGACACACAGCCATCATGAATACGCTTGATGTCGTTTGCCCACTTATCCATATCCTCCAATTGAATTTCGTATATCCAAAAACTCCAACATGTCTACTCCCACCCGATCTCGCATGCAAGATATTCCCTGATAACAATTCGAATAGTTACCCCGCTACCCGTGAAAGCAAGATATCGATAGCGTTCAGGCTGAACGGTAATCCACAAAACCGAGCCGGGCTCATTCACAATTAAACGTTGCGAAGCACGGCTACCCACCTCTGGGAATACCACAGGCCTTGGCACATCCTCAAAAGAATCCCTCTTCTCTGAGTCCATAGCAATAAATGGCGTACAAGTAAACCTAACTGGATCACCCAATTGCGGCTCATTCAACTCATAAACCGCGTGTCCGCGCGCCAACTTCAATAGTACATTTTTAACACGAGGCAACTCGGCAGAGAACAATACTCCGTTATCTACTTCTTTTTGAGCCTGTTTGAATTTTGAAACCAGCGCAGGCTTTCTTTGTAAAATTGAACTGATTCTCTTTCGCTCAATAGCATTATAATCAATTGTTCCGCAAACAACGCATTCTATAAGACATGCTAAATACTCTTCATCAAGGGAGAAACTCTCATTACACGATTGGCACGCAAAGGCTACCGATAAATTCGCAGGATAAGGTTTATCCAAAAAAACTTTGGAAGGAACGTGATCTCGCGTTTCTGTTCCTTTCCCGCAATGACAACAAAACCCGGACTGTCTTCTGTCTCCCAAATTCAACAACTGCTCCATTGGCACAATCCTTCAATAATTGAATTTATCATCAGAACCATGTTTAAATTTTATGATAAAAGTGTTTTAATCCGACCCTTAATATTCTCATAAACAGTGGTCAATTTTCTTTTGGCTTCATCCGTCAAGCGTGCAGTATGCATCAAAGCATCGCGTATCGGTTTATATTGCTTGGAATCGTTAGGAAGAGAATTTTGTCCTCCAGTCTTATCAACAAGATTCGCAAGACCCTGCATATCTAAATAACTTATATCGACATCTACGTGACGAATATCAATATTGATGCCACCTGCCACTTTATTTTGTGACTCTCTTCGCTTCCATTCATTAATATCCCTCTGTGCTTCCGGAGATATCGTAATATTTTTTTCGGTGATGAATTTTCTGATTAAATTCTCCGAAATGAAACAATCAGCATAAGATGCAAAGTTAAAGGCCGCATCTCCGGCTAACTCATTTACCCAACCATCGACTTTCTTTTTATTTGTAGCTTCTTTGGGAAGCACAAAATCTTCCGTTACCGCATTGAATAATTCTTCAGCTTTTCTTTCTTTTGTAGATATTATTGCATTATCCGGATCCCCATCGTTGCGATGCTTCCTGCGCCAAGTATCCCAATCGTTAAGAATTCTTCCGATAACTTTGTCGCGGAGAAAATCCAAGAATTCTTTGTATTTAGGATCATCGGCAACAATGCTTTCACGGCTACTGGTAAATCTATCCATTCCGTCGTCCAAATCATTAAAATGGATCTGCCCATATAAGTAGCTTTCCACGACTCTAGCCGTCGGGATATGCTTAAGAATATCTCTTTCCCGCAATCTTCCATTGACAAAAAGATCCACCCCGACCCTTTCGTCCATGGTGATTATCTTCAAATCGCGAGGTTTTTCTACCGAGGCGATAAATCCCTTTATCCCGGCTTCTAATTTGAACTGACCGATCTCTTTCAGTTCGAAACTTTTGCATAACCTGTCGATATATGGGTCCCGGAGATCGTTTATTTTCCACAAGAACTGTGTACGTGAAGCCAGATCATCCAAACACTCATGAGTAACTAGTTCGTCTCCAATATAAATCTTAAAATTGGGATCAATCAGGGAAAATCGAAAGTACAACGCAACGATCTTTTTAAGAAATGCCAAGCTGTGCTTTATTCCATCTTTTATATTTTCGAAATGAATAATAGTTCCCTGATCGTTATCCTTTGTGAACTGCGCAAAAGCGTCCAGCTTCACATCTCCTAGCTGGTATTCTTTCGGAGTCAAATCGTCTGTAATAGCCTTATCCAAACCAGAGTTGTCTATGACTCCTCCTATATAATCACCTCCAGCCTTCTTTGATATGACCGCGATTTTCTCAGCACAGGACAACAAAGCAAGCTTGCCTATACCCTTTCGCCCTATATAAGGCCTGTTTTTATGGGGCGATGAATGTCCGTCCCTCCTTTTGGAGTATCCTATTTTCAAAAACTTATTCTGAAAATCATCAGCCGTCATTCCAATTCCATCGTCCTTAATAAGAAAGCGCCCGTTCTCTTTATCAATATAAATATACACGCTCTCCGCATTGGCATCCCAAGCGTTCGATATAGCTTCCCCAAGCACAGTGGCAAAACTTCTGTACAAATTTCTCCCCAAATGATTTAGAACGCTTAGTGAAATCTCAAACGAAAATTTGTTGGTTTTCTTCATGCTTACACCTTATTTTTTTGCGCAACTAACACAGTCGGAATTATCCTGTAATCGTCACGTAGGTTTTTATCATACTGATATTTTCCTTACGAGTTTTCTTCTCGTACCCAATCTTATCGCAAATATTCTCAATCTTTATTGCAAATTTATCGCAGTCGACCTTGGTCATCGACAAACCCTTGCTGGTGCGAACACTCGTATGCCATTCAGCATCCACATCAAGTGGTTTCTGAGGCCTGTGACCATGAATATTAAAAACTCTATGGTCTGTTCGCGTGATCCAACCAGCGCCAACTTCCGTCACCGCACCCCAAGAACCAGCCATGTCCTTACTGGTGACATAAATAACATAGATTTTTTCGGTTGAATAACTTTCGACGAAAAACTCCCTTAAATAATCCCAGACTGCTATGCCGTCTGGTATCCGGCTTATCTCATCGTCGCAATTCGTATAGATGATATCTTCGGAAGGAACCCGATTGAATAATAATAGGTTGTATATAATATCTGCCAAATCTTTATCCTCTTTGGTGTGGCATATAAGAATCCTTCTTTTCTGTGCATCAAGTTTTCTCTTTATGCCCACAATCGGGAGCAACTCATTCATTTCATCTTTGATAATTTTTTCTACTTTTTCCGGACTAATTTTCTCTGTTCGCCTCAATTCCTTTGTGATTTTCCTCGTTGCAATATTCGAAGTCTCCTTTTTATATCTTTCGACTAATACTCTCAGTTTCTTTTCCTTCTCGAGCTGTTCTCTCATTTTTTCTTTTTTCTTTTCATCATCTTTATAGTTCGCATAAGCTGCTCTAATCGCAACAATATCAGGCAATAATTTCTTTGCGACGAACGAAATCACTTCTTGATATCTCGGGTCATCGGTTTTATACCCCTGCCGATTACTCAACGACATATCGGGCAATTCGGTTTCTTCAAATAAATCGATATGAAGTTGTCCAACCACATATACTTCCTGTAGCTTGTTCTTTCCTACGATCGGAAGTATGTTATATTCACCCAGCTTACTATTGGATAAGAGCGAAATAAAATTATCCGGAAAATCGTCCGTCTCCGCTTTTCTCCCTCTTGTAGTTTTATAAACTCCAATCCATCCTTTGATAATCAAATCATATTCTTTCTCTTCCCCAGTTTTATTTCTGAGCTTCATAAGCCTCTTTTCTTCATTACGAAACTGCAATAGTTCTTTTCCTTTCTTAAGATAATCGTTTTCGAAATATTTGCTCAAATAGTTAAAACCGGAGCCAATGATAATCAAACCTCCAAGCTCCTTGATCATCTCTCGATCAAAGCTATCAATGATCATTTCATTGTTGTCCTGAATAATATGTACTCGAAAACTTTTGTCGATGAGAGGAAAGATCTTCAACAGGTTTCTCTTGATCGCATCAAAGGACTTGTTCAATCTATAGCTTGGGTCTTTCATTATTATTGAGGTGCCGTGCTTTCCAATTTTTTCGAATTTTATGTCCTTTTCGCTCAAAGCCTCCAAAAGTCTATTAGCCGCGATATGTCTCGTAAGAATAAATCCCGACTTTTCCCCGGCCTTGACCGACATAACCCATACGTTTTCGGAAATAGAAATAGCCGCTAGTTTTCCGATACCTTTCCTCCCAATTTTCCTGCGCCCGCTCCCCGTGTAGGCATCTTTTTGTGTCGTTCGAGTCTCTTCTGCTACATGCAAATATTTATTCGTATCTTCCGGATACCTCATTCCAACTCCATCATCTTCAACAATTATGGAATCGGATTTCGCTATTATATATACATTTTTTGCATCAGCATCGTAGGCGTTTGCGATCAACTCAGCCAGAATGTAATAAACATTCGTATAGAGATGGGGCCCCAAAAAATCCAACAATTTTGGATCGAGTTCAAGCCTGTATTCGCGCTTTGATTGATCAACCATGGTATTCCTTCATATGGCGGATGATGCTTCTTCCGATTATTTCTCCGAGCCTGACAGGGACTGCATTGCCTATGTAAACTCCTATTTTTCTGAATGAAAATGGCGTTTTTCTATCCCAAAATTTATACTTGCGTGGGAAAGTCTGCAACATGGCTCCTTCTCGTAGGGATAACGCCCTATCTTGCTCGGGGTGGCCGAAGCGCCCTGTTCCGAAACTATAAAATTGAGTGGTTATCGTTGGGGAAGGACAATCCCATCTCATCCTTGAATAAACCGAACTGTAAGTCTCCCCCGACTCCTTTTGATGACACTGGGCCCGCAACCCTTCTTCCCAGTCCTTCCAACTCCCTCCCGGCTTAGACTTTCGTATTCTTTTAAGATTGATTTGTGTAAGCGTTGCGGAACGATGAAGAAAATCGTTTCTCGAAATCGTACCGGCGTCAATCAATTCGAGTTTACCAATGGTATCGGCAACCGTTTTATAGTTCTCGCGTTTACGCGTTGCTGGCAACAACTCTATTTTGCCCAGCTTTGATGCCAACAATACTAAACGAGTCCTGTTTTGCGGAATTCCATAGTCAGGACAAAAAACCGATTTCCATGACACGAAATACCCCTCATCTTTGATACCGCAGACAAAATCCTCGAAAACTTTGTACTTAGCCAGCTGTGGAACATTTTCCATAGAAATAATCGTTGGCTTTAGCTCTTTGACTAACTTCAGAAAATGATACAAAAGACCCCACTTTTCATCTTGGTCTCTTTCTTTATTTTTTTGTGTGTGCTTTGAAAAGGGTTGGCAAGGCGCACATCCGACCAAAATCTTCAGATTTGCCGATCCGTATAAGGCGTTAAGCTCCGTTGCTGTAAAATCTTTAATATTTTTAGCAATAAATTTTGCATCATTATTTTTCTCATATGCAAACTTGCAAGACTCATCCAGATCCACACCCGCCGAGACTGCAATCCCAGATTTAATCAATCCATGGGTCAACCCACCGACGCCGCAAAACAAATCAACGGCAACCGCCGATGTTGCTTTTTTATTATATTGATTTCGCATTCCCCATCCTCTCCCAATTCAAGTCTTTCAGATCATGAAGCTGAAAAACACGTCCATAAAAATGAACCTCTGCAATTTTGCATCCCTATATTTTCAAGAAACAGATCTGATTTTTTCCCGGACTCGCTCTGCAATAACATCAGCCTCTTTGAATAAATCCATGACTTTATTCTTTATTGAATCTAATCCCCCTATCTCGTCAGGGCAAACCTTTTTTATTTTTCCGTAGTCAACTTGAGCAGGAAGATATTTCTCAAAATACCGTTTAATGGCTTGAATTTTCAAAACAGCGTCAACGCCGTTTTTCTTTCTTAAAAAAACTTCCCAATCCCGGTTTCCTTTTTCAGAATTGCATTTTTTACAGCTTGGCAAAAGATTGCCGATTACATGGCCGTATCCGGAAAATTTGAGATCCTTTACTAGACCAAAAACGTGATCCCAAGTCTCCGCCTCTGTCCCACAATATACACATAACAAATCCTTCTCTGGATCTTGACCGAGCAAGGCAACAGCTTCTTTGACTGTTTTAAGATCATACGAATCATTCGGAGCGATAGCGGAAGCGAAGGCATGATTTATCGTAGTCTGCCTTTTTTTCATTATTGAATACGGCTGTAAATGTGTCTTAATGCTCTCTATTTTCATACAACACCGGTAATTTTCTTCAAACTTTTATCCAAACTACGCTTTATATCTTTTTCCCACAAACGGATTACCGTCCACCCCTCCCCCTTAAGCGCTTTGGTAACCTGCCTGTCTCTCTGCTTATTCCGGGCAATCTTCTGCTCCCAATAACCACAGTTTGACTTCGGCATAATGCACCGGGTCCGGTGTCCATGCCAAAAATCCGAATCGACAAATACGACTACCCTTTTTCTCCGGAAAACAAAATCCGGCTTGCCAGTAATCGTTTTTACATTCTTTGCAAAATATATCTTTTGCCTTCTCAGCTCTTTAGCAATCAAAAGCTCCGGCTGAGTTCCTTCAGACCGGATATTCTGCATATTTTTCCTGCGTTGTTCAGGCGTCAAGTTATCCATCTACCTGTCGACCTTATAAAAATTCTTTCCTTCCGGAAGTTTAATATTAGGTATCCACAACGGCTCGCCGTCCCATCCCTTGCCCTCCTCGCCGTTAATTCTATAAAGCGTAAGAACCGGCACATCCCTGACTGAATCTCCCAGCGACCGATCAACCGGAGACAGCAACGTCCCGGTTCCTTTTGATATACTGCGGTCTCTCCTGACAATCAGCATTGCTTTATTATCCGCATGGCTCGCTTTCAGCGCCTTGATACAGTTCACGAAAGCCGTATTTGACCAGTCAGATTTGTCTTCACTCTCAAAATTCTCCAAAAGAGTAATAACCCCGTTAAGGGTGGTTTCATGCATTCCCTCTCCAGAATACGGAGAAAGCATATCATCGACCTGCCTGACGTGTTTTCTTTTAGGAAAATTCGGGAAATAATTTACCCCGCCGACAATCACATCCATCAGCTTGCTGTCTACCACATTCGATCTTGTCGGCTTAATCCCCGGGGGATAAAGAAGACTTATATCCTCAGTACTGGTACTGCTTATCTGGCCTATTAACGCCCTGTTGCCACTGTTTAATTCTATAAAAAGCTTTAACAGCGACGGCGGAATAAAAAAACGCATCAAGTCAGGGTCCCGGTCGTATCCGAACATCCGGCAGTGTTGCCAAAATGTATCCGCCTGAGGCGCTTTTGCAGTTCGACAGTAGTAAACCGTATGGAGCGCGGGAAACGTAACGCCTCTTCCAAGACTGTTCCCGCCCACAATAATACTCATTCCTCTTGAACAGTCGACCTCGTTGCTTCCAATTGAATTCATAACAAAAATTTTTATCTGTTCCTCGTTTAGTTTCTTTTTGAGAAAATCGTGAATCTTATCAAAATCTATAGTCCCGGACTTTGTTTTTTGAAGATCTTCCCAAGACTCCTTGAGAAAATCCCCCATCTTATCTTCAGATACAGCAAGAAGCATTTCGTTTAAATACTCTCCAAGTCTGCGGGCAATGCGAGTATGGTCTGCAATCCTGACACTCGGATGGACAAGAAAATTGCAAGCCTGCGCGCTTTTAGATAATAAAACGTGCGCCCCTGTCACTAAAAAAGTTAACAGCGACATCCGAAGACCTTCGGCAATAATCTTCCCTTCGTCTCTCAGCTCGTCTAATTCATTTTCCGGAGTAAGTCTGATACACGGCGAAGGCGGATCGCTGTAGAAAAAACTGCCGCCGAGATACCCGGGCCCGGGCGCGAAATAATGCACAAACGACGGCCTCCACCCTGTTGTTTTCGACTGAAGAAACAGCGACTGGGGCGTAGCCGTCACCTGAAGGTACATACTGCTGTTGGCCAGCTTCTTCATTCCTTCCAAGTGACGGTTAATTGTGCTCTGCTGTTTTTTATTAATTTTTGTATTCAGGCTGGCGGCGTCTCCCTCATCATCAATGATAAACAACGGACGGCCTTCACAGAACTTTGACGATGACAAATTGTCTTTCCAGCGCTTAAGAACTCTGTTGTTCTTTTTAATCACGATCATCACAGGCTTGCGGATTTTTGACTCCATAAATTTAACATCATCGTCTTCCCCGCACACGATGAAAGTATCCAGCGCATGTTCCGCCCGTTTAAGCGTCTGCTCATGGAGATATACGTTATCCGTAGTAAGAAAAACAAAGATCGAGAAACCTTCATCAGCTGCGGCCGAAACAAGGCCCAGCACTTGACTTGTTTTCCCGCTTTGAACATTGCCGAGAAGCAGTCCTGTTAAATGATCACGGAATGAAAACGTTTTGATATGCTTTGGGATTAAGACATCAATAGTTTGCTTTATCGACGAGGAAATGCCGGGAGAGGCTGTTTCAATTTTCTTTAGGTAACTTTCAATGTGAATCCCCATTGCCCCTCCTGAAATCCAGTATCCATACGTCAGGTTTTGAAGTGGCAATCAGTTCAAAATTGTCCCTTCCGTAACGCCTGAGCGTGTCTGCTGTAACCGGTTCGCCGACCTTAAGGGCTCCGTTGTTCTCAAGACGTCCTTTTATCCATCGGCCTAAAATCTTTAGATCATCAGCCGATCGGAAATTCTTGCTGTAATCGCCACTGATTTTGCATCTAAATTTCCAACCGTCATCAGTATAGACCGTAATAATGCTCTCCCTGTCGGGATATCCTGCTTTAGGATATCCCAGCTGACCGGTGATATCGCTTGAAACGATTAATTCGACCTCATACCAATGCCTTGGCTTAACAAACCCTTTTCTATTTTCTCTCCCCTTGCCGAAGAATACATTCAAGTTACTGTGAGGGGCTTCCTCTGCACCTTTAATGGGAATCTTAAACGCTGTCGGCGTCCTGTCTAAAAGAACCGCCTGCAATTCTTCCTGCGAAGGCTTATCCACGCCTTCATGCCCGTCAAGAAGACTATTCTCGCTCTCAATAATCTTAGGCGTATATCCCTCCAGCGGGACGCTGGCTTCACGCGACAGACGAATAATAAAATCATTAATTTCCTTTACAGTGCTTTGTTCATCCAAAAGCAGATCTGCTTCATAGTGATTTTGGCTGTCGAGAATACTGCTTAAATTCGACGAACCTATCAGCCCGGCAAACGGATTTGTTTCTTTAAGAAAACTGTACACCTTTCCATGAAATTTAAATGCATTGGCGACCATAACACCGCCGATTTTATTTCCGCGCAAATATTCATCGAGATATCTCGCGGCGTCAAACTGCGACCGGGTAAAACCATCAAATCCGTGCATGCCGATCACAATTTCCAAGAAAGATTTCTTATTCTCTTCAATGATTTTCTTAAGTTCAGCCAGCGCATCGGCAGAGATATACCCTGAAGCAATCCTGATGCCGTCGGCATTCTGAATTAAATCTTCAAAACACGTGATCGTATTCCTTTTAGAAAATCGTACCGGCGGGATATTGGATAAAAGTAATTCCATTAGAGAGCTCCTGCTAAAGTCTGTTCTTCAATAATATGCTCCATACGCTTTTTGACAGGAATATCCTTAAATCTGCTGTAAACCTCTTGGAGATCTGTATTTTCATAGTCTCCTGTAAAAAGCGGCATTAAAGCCTTTGCTAATTCTGCAACCCCCTGGGGAGGAACAGCATTTCCAATCTGACGCCTTACTTCGGCAACAGAACCGACAAACTCAAAATCATCAGGGAATGACTGAAGTCTCGCCCGCTCACGGTTAGTCAAAGGTCTTGGATCCGGATAATGATATCCCCATGTCCCGCCCCCGCCAGCCGCAATAATCGTTTTGGCCGGTTCGTTTCTGCTGATACGGCGGTATACGTGACTGATCATTCCTTTAACATAATAAGGACTGTCTACAGGAACATTCGTGAAGTTGCCGCCTTCGGGAATAAGTTGAAGCATTTTTACCGTCTTTGCGGCAATGTTCATTCTCTCATTATTTAATTTAACTTTACCAGCGCCCTTTAAAGCCGCACCAGCTGTGATATAAGGTTTTTCTACCGAAGGTCCGTGCGTAGGCCGGGGATGGCAAAAATCGAACCCTGTATCGATGCGTATTCCTACAATAAGAACGCGCTCTCTGAATTGAGGCACTCCATAGTCGGCGAAATTATACAGCTTAGGCTTAACTATATACCCCGGGCTGATTTTTTCAAAATCACTTACGATTTGCTCAATCGCCCTTCCGTTATTTGCCGTCAACAAGCCCTTTACATTCTCGGCAATAAAAGCTTTCGGTTTTTTTGCGTCGACAAAACGAAGAAAGCTTTTGTATAAATTCCCTCGTTCACCGTTAAGTCCCGGCCTTTTCCAAATCATCGAAAAATCCTGACATGGAAATCCTCCTAAAATTAAATCGCAGTCAGGAATTTTTTTGCTTTTAGGATTTACTTTCTCAATATCACCACAGTGCATAACACTGCCTAAATTCCTCTCATATGTGGCGGCTGCCCATTCGTTAAAATCGTTTGCCCATACAACCTCATATCCCTGTTTGTGAAAACCAAGATCGAGCCCGCCGCATCCGGCAAACAAAGATATAATTTTCGGTACATAGCTTTTTGATTTCGTCATTCATTGCTCCTGTCAAAAAAATAAACCGGCAGTTAATGCCGGTTTCAATTTCTTTTTCTTTTCCATTCCTTCAAATCTTTTTCGATCAGTTCTCGTATAATTGATATAATAGAAGCATTCTTATTCTGCTTCTGCAGTTCAAGTGCCTTTTCCTTTAGAAAGAAATACTGCTCCTCGCTGATTTCTATTGTGGTCTTTTTCATTTTGGTTCCTTCTGTGGCAAGCATAAGTACACCGTCCCCCTGTTAACCTATATTGCTATATTTATAGCAATATAGGTTACGGATGTCAATTAGAAAGTCTTGAAAGGCCCATAAAAACAAAAACCTCCGCTGGTAATTTGCGCCAGCGAAGGTTTTGCTTTTTTAAAGTCCGGGATTTATTCCTTCAAACTCGGGACTATTCATCGCTATATTTATATATCTAATGTATCACAAATCAAACAGAAATCAATTTTTTTTTATCAATAGTAAGTTTGCTTTGAAATACACGTTGACCATCTCCGCGGCGAACTTCTGTTTGCCTCCGATATGCCAGTCGGTGTTCTGCTCCGGATCCAGATTCGACTTGTAGTCGTAGATCGTGAATACAAGGCCGTTGATCCTGCCGACCCACTCGGCCTTGATCTTGCTGTCCGGCGAAGTGCCGAGCTGTGGCGCGCCGAAGACCCGAACGATATCCTCGTAACGCGTTCCTTCCGGCAGGTATCCCTGACAGCCGGTGCCGTCATGGGATACCCCGCCCATCTCAACCGTTAGTTCTATCTCAGCTTTAACTTTCATTCTGCACCTTCTTCTTTCCCCAGCCGGACTTCCATCGGGCTACCGCACCGGCCACGATCGCGTCTATTTCCTGTTGAGTGACACCCGCGGCAAGTGCCTTCATAAGCTCACTTTTATTAAGCACTCTGAAATTCTTGATGCCTCGATCTTTCGCTTTTAACATAAGAGAATGACGGCTTTCCTTGCCATCGGTCTTAACATCCCCGGATCCCTTCTTTGTGATCTTCAATCTTTCACAAATCGCCTGAACCCCGCACTTTGAAATCGGGATTTTCTTGCCTTCCAACTTTGTCATAACTTCCTGCCTGAACTTGCTATTTGCGGGCCCGGCAAGCCGCCACACTTCACGTTCGCGATCACGATCATTTAAACTCACTAATTTTTCAATATACTCACTGACATTCATGGCATCCCCCTTCATAATACCGATTCCTGTAATTTTCCGGTCATAACATCCATCATCTGGAAATGCGTAACGCCCGCATCCTTCCATTGCTGTTCGATCGTGATCGACCATTTGCCCAGCGGCATGACCCTCTGGATCTCCCTGAGTCGCAACTTTGCGGCCGGAAGATGATCGCGCATGCGGCCCGACACCGGAATGTTCTCGATGTACGTTTCCTCACCGCCGTTCCTGACGCTTATATACCGCGTCTTTTTTGCTGTCATATTCTCTTTAACCATAGAAATCCCCTCCTTTTGAGGGGTATAGGGCCATAATGTTTAATAGTTGGCAAGGCTTTTGTCTTAAAAATCTACCCGAACACCGGCTTTGGCCCCGACCCCTTTTCGGTCGTCGGATTCCGCGAAACCGTACCCCTCTACAAACGGATGTATCCCGATCCCGGGCTTCTTTTCTTCGCGTTTCTGATCGATCATAACCTGCGCGCCCGGCTGGGCGATGATATGCGTCTCCTGTTTCGTAGTCTCTGTCGGCATAAAGAAAGCCTTATAGATCGTGAGCCCTATAAGCCCGATCGCCGCTATCCCGATCGCGTAGCGCGCGGTCTTGACCCACGGCAACCATTGAACGAAACTGCCTAAAAACTTGAGAATACTGAACCTTTCCTGATCCGCCATATTCCACCATACCTTTTGGCCTATGCCGCGCCGTTTTCATCTTTGTCAGTAAACAGAAAAACAAAAGCTTTCAACTCTTTAGCAGTAAGTCCGCAGGTATTCTTTATCTTCGTAATCGCCGTTTTAATGTCCTTTTTTGCCTGCGCCTTCTTTTTCAGTTTAACTACCTGCTCTTCGGCTATTAATCGTTTAACCATGATCTCCCCCTAATCCCAAGCAAGACTTACTCCATGCAGTTTTACATCTTTGTTATTATGCGTTGTCAGCTTATATCTCACGTTATTATCCGCGCCCTGCCCGGACACATCAGCAACCGCATGCAAGATCCTTTTCCCTGTGCCGTAATCCCCTTCGTCTGAAAGATCCATATCTTCCCAAGTCGCTCCGTCATCACGCGAAACATATGCTTTTAAATCCGTATTAAGCGCGATACTCTCAACATCTTCTTCCTGCATAACTATACGCACGGTGTCCGGATTTTCTTCGGCTGGGAATTGAGCGCTTTTAAGTTCCATATTTTCAGGTGTGCCTTCATCGTATTCCGATGTAAGCGGAGTGAATGAAGCTGTATGCCTCGCTATGCCTTTAGAGATCCTGAGTTCATCCATACAACCCTTTAACCCGTATCTTCTAGCGGAATAGGTTTCGTTACCGATCGTGACATTTGACGATGCCTGTATGTCGATCGCGCAGGTACCTGAATACACCAATGACCCGTTAATAAATATGTGGAGCTGATTCGTTCCTGTCCCTGCCCGGCATACCTCTATGTGATACCATTCTCCGAAGATCAAAGGTAAAGTTGTCGTGTAATTCGTATCAACGATATACACCTGTATATAGTTTGTCGAAGTTTTACGAATCGTCCACGATACTCCGCCGCTATCGTAATTACTGACTAAAAAGTGTTCCGTCGCAGTTTCCAATGGCTTATACCAGCAATCTATCGAGAAGTTGCCCGTCCCGAACTGGAAATCCGACCCGCCGGGTATTGTCAGATAATCGCTATTAGAAAACCCCTTATACACCCCATCCCCAAAGACCGATACCCAGTCAAGCTTGGATGTACCTACACAAACAACACTGTACCCATTGGCACTCTCATCTATTATGATGCGATTTCGATAATCTTCTGTAAATCGACAAACAACATCAGCATTGCGGGTTACCGTATGTCCGGTATTTCCATCATCGCTAAAAATGTTGCCGTTCGTATCATTAGGTGTACCTTCAAAATGCATGAGTAGCTTGGTGTTTGAATCAGAAACAAAAGCTGTTGTCGGTGGTATAAAATTTGACGTATATCTCGCTGTGTTTGAGATCCTCAATTCTCGCATCCACCCTTTACAGTTAGCTCCGCCACCACCCACTTCTCCAATTTTCACTAATAATGTTCCAGTAATATTTTTACTATTAGTTCCTGTAGCAGTAGCATTGCTCTGAACTCCGTTTATAAACATACGCAGATTACCGCTACTATCTCTGCATGTAGCAAAGTGATACCACATACCCGGGATCGGAGTAAAACCTAACCCTTGATATTCAGTTGTGTTGAGATACGTATGAAACCCCGCAGTTCCGCCTCCATCATATATTGACATCCTGATCCCTGTTCCTGTTCCGCCAGAACCGATATCAACCATGCATGTGCCTCCTGCCGCCCCATCCCACTTAAAAAAACCCTCGATAGTGAAAGCCCCAGTTCCAAAATCCCAATCCGCATGGTCTGGTACTGAAAGCCAACAATCACTTGTTCCGTCAAAATATGCACTACTCCCTAAGGGATTATTTAAATCTTCAGGGGCATCGAAATTTAATAGCAGTAAAGTATTGGCGTCTGTCTCATACGGCAATGTCGGAGCTTCATTCTCTCGCACAGTATTCGAAATTCGAAAATATTTGATCCAGCTGTACGTGTGGCTGTTCGCGATGTTCTCACCGTACCTTAACGCCCCTATACCCACTTTCCCGGTCGGTGATACAGTAGTCGACGAGGTGCTTGATCCTACCAGTTTTTCGTTCAGGTATATGCTGTAATTATTACCGTTTCTTATTATCCTTACGCGGTACCATGTGTTCTGGACTAAATACAATCCTGAAGCCGTGCAAAGTGAATACGTACCTCCCCACCCTATGCTTGAACTACTGATACTTAACCCTAAATATGACGAATCGCTGGTATAGTGAGTAAACGGATATCCTTGCGGCGTCTCGTGGAATAAGATCTCAAACTCTATTGTATAATTCGAGTTCCAGCATGTCGGCGTCCAGTCGATCTTTAAATAGTCCGAATCCCCGTCAAAGAAACCGGCTGTTTTGTTTAACCTGACAGGCATTAACGCGGCGTTATTGCTTGGTGTAACCGTTTGCCCGCTACTTGACACGTCAACAAAACCCGCGTCCGCGGAATAAAACTCAAGCCAAGATAAATGCCCTTCGTCCGCTGTCTGTATCGATGAAAAACTGAATCTGTAATACCGATACGAGGTGCTGTTTGAAAATGAAAAGTATTTCCTCTCGCCCTGACTCCAAGTGACCGACCGGGAATCAAGCGTGGCCCAGTTCGATCCGTCATTTGATCCTTGAAAAGTCCACGCATTGAATGTTCTGGCATAATAACTGTCGTTCTCTGATCCAAGACAATACCCTTTCAATACTTTCGTGATCCCGACACCGAAATCATATGTTAAGGTTTGGTTTGGGCCCTGATGAGCCTGATCTCCCCAATAAGTCACTGAATTCTTGTCCAGAAGTTTGTCCGTATTGTACGCGCCTGACACGGTAAGTGAAGACGAAAAGTTACCCTGATACAAAATTTCTCCGGCCCCGTTAAAATGCATTAAGAGTTTCACATAACTATCCAACCCGCCTCCGCTTTTCAGCGGAGATACAACCCCATCATTAAGGGAATAATTGGAGCTTCCGCCTGAGTCTATTCCTGAACTATCCTCAAACGAATCCACTATGCCGTCGATCATGCCGAATTTTGATAAGCTTTCATTGCTGGCTATCTTGAAAAACGCGATCATGATGTTGCCTTCGATACGATCGGCAAGTTTAAGCCTGCTGTTGACATATTTGATCGTGAAATCATCCACCGAATCACTCAAATCCGTTTCTTTGGGTATCATATATAGCGGCCTTACATCCTGATATATGTACCCATCGTCCTCGTTGGCATCCTTGTCCTCAAAATTAACTATTTTTGTCATTGTCGTTCTGCAATAAACCGTGCATACGGCTATCGCCTCGTCCGGTAAGCCGCTCCATTTCGCTAAAGGCGTTATGTCTTCATCACCCGAAACCCACGCGAGATTCCCGGCACTATTCAAGTACAGGATATCAATCCGGGCATATTCTGCCGGAGCAGTTATTCCCGGAGAATCCCCGCCTTCAAAAACGACGGGTTCTCCGTTACGGTGGATCTGGTTAAAATAATTTTCGACACTGCTGGAAGCCACATTCACTGTCATATCAGCCGTATCCTGCGCTCTTGCCCTTAACGCGGATACGTCTCCCTGAAATAAAGCGCTCAGCGCATTCCTGATATCGCTTGAAACCGGAGATCCGCCTGATACCGGTTTTGTGCTTTCGTTCCCTACCGCCGGAAATATAGCTTTTGCCATAAAATCACCTCAATATCCTTTCGCGTAATAATTGATTTTCCCGGAAGCCTGCGCCATAGCGTTCGCCGGGTCTTTTAACCTCACATCGAATCCTGCCGGTAAGCTGTCCTGATCGACTTCAACCACATATGCCGATCCTGAACACACTACAAGCAGACCTTTAACCTTTATGAAATTATCGAAACTCACTGTCGTCCAGCCCTCACCCGATACGTCTATATCCAACCCTTCCTGCGTCCTGTCATCCACGTCGAACGTAACAAACAATCGATATAGCGCAAGCAGGTAACTCTCATTATTGCTTTTCATGATCAATTTAAATCTGAAATACCTGCCTGAGTACCTGCCTGTAGAGAAACTTTCCCAGTTATCCGGTTCCGGGTCCGTATCGGAATAAGCTATATAGATCTGAACAGATCCACCGGTTTCGTTAAATATCCCTGTCTGTATAGCAATATTAGATTCCAGTATCCCGCCAAGATCGGATGCTTTTGAGATGTATACGGCCTCGTCACCTTCCACTGGTTCATCCCACGTAACTCCCAATTCGTCCCAAAAAGCGGGATCAGTATCCCATTTCTGTTCGGCTTCAATCTGTATGCCTGTTCTGTAATATTCCTCAGAATATCCTTTCATCCATACACGTTCGGCCGGGCCCGTTAAAATACCACCGCTCAGATCATAGTCTTCGGATAAAACGATATTCTGTTCGGGCACTCCGGTTACGTATAAACTGAAAATCGTCATCTCTTCCGAATAGTTCCCTGAAGTATCAACCGCTTTAATAGCGTAATGTTTCTGTCCGGAACTGACGGTAAGAAGATCGTATGATGAGCCGGTTATGTTTTCGGCGATGATCGTGCCAAGCGCCCAATCCGCGCCTGAAAAAGGAAGTTGCCTTAACTCATATCCCCTGAGATCCGGATCCATGACTTCTGTCCATGAAAAATGCAAATAGTCTCCGGCGAAGGAAACCGAGAAACCGCTGACATCACCCGGAGGCGCGCTTTTACCTTCAAGGACGATGTTGCCCTGCGGGCTGTCTCCGATACTGTTCTGCCCTCCGATATCCGATATCGACACAACCGCTACTTTTACACTATCGCCTTCCAACAAATCACCCATTACGGTATGCTTTGTTCCCGTACTCGTTCCCCTCAAAGCCCAAGTCAATCCGCCGTCTTTCGATGTGAATATCCTTACTCCCGCGAAATTCTTCAGGTCATACCCGGACACGTCCGGATTGTTCCATGAAACACCGATAGTGCTTTCTACCGTACCGTCACCCAAAACTTTTATTTCTTCATGTAGCTTTAAATCCGTAACGTTCGGAATATCCCCGGCAAATCCTGAATAGTTATTACTCGGAAGGACTACCGTGGAATCGTCATAAACTGCCTCATCGTATTCGACTGCCGCGATCATCACTTCGTTTTTCGAATCTCTTTGCATCGATAACGCGCGGTAAGGTTTTACTACCTTATTGTTTTCACCAAAAGCATAGGTATCGTATTCCCGCGGGGCTTCGCTGAACGGAGCTGATACCGAGATTTCTGAATATACTCCTTCACCATTTGAAACTGTCCGTTCCTCGATAACGCCGGAGGCGAACTGCACCCGGATCTTGTATGTCTTACCCGGTGCAACCGCCACCTCCCTGTCCAGCTTAACTAAAGATATCGTCGAACCGGACGATATCCTGCCTGAATACCCATATTGCGGCAGATCATGCGAAATACCCAGAATATCCGCGCTCTGAAGAGTTACGGCGTCTATCCCCGCTTTGAATTGGACGGAGCTGTTTATTATCCGGCTACGGTTCAGTATGTACCTGCCTTCTCTAATGGCATATGAGGTTCTTGTCGTTAAAAGCCTTATTCCCTGCTTACGTAACGGTTCTCCTTTTGATAAAGATTCTTCATTGATAACCGCGATAGTTTCGTTCTTATACCCTTTATCTTTATCCATATACTGAACTTCGATCACGTTGGGCATATCTTTGCGGGACTTCCATTCCTGAATAAACGAATTTTCTACTATCGATCCCATGCCGAACATTTGCACCATGCTGTCGGGCTTATCTATCTTGACCTTTATCTTTCCTTCCGAGAAAAATGCCATGCCCCTGAAAACCCCGCAGATCTGATTAACTAAGTCGAGCGCCCTTGATGTGCCGTCGATAACCGCGTCTATCCTGAACCGTTTCTCATAGTAAGTTGATCCATCGCTATCCGTGACCTCCAGTTTCTCCTCACAGTATCGCGACATCTCAAGATACAGATCATCATCGATATCTGCGCTTTCGATATATTCCCCTAACCCGTAGATATTGTTTGTTAATAGATCTTTCATGCAAAATACGGGATTCGCGGAATACATGTTTATATACGTTTCGCCGTCCCAAGAAAGTTCCGTATCGTCCGCCAATAACCTGTATTTTCCGGATACCTTGTCCCAGTAGTAGTCTTCCCACTCGACAACATCGTCCCCGTTCTTTATTTCCGGCACGCTGATCTTTTTGCCCTTCACAAGAGCCGTTATTGTGGGCGTGCTTCCCGAGATCTGATCGGTCGCCAGAAACCTCACTCCTAAAAGCGCCGTATTCGGGTAAATCAGGTCATCTGTCGTAATTTCATCGATGCGCTGTAAATACATTTCATTGATATGTTTCGCGTTGTCACCGTCTTCGCTTGTTTTGGTTACACGGATATCGTATTGCCCGGGAGCTAGTCCTTCTACCCTGTAAACCCGTTTAACGCTGGAACGCGTTTCTTCCGTTATCGACTCCTCCGCGAGTTCCGTCCATTCGGATGCCGCGTGAAGTTTGTAATCAACTTTGTATTTTGCCGTTTCAGAATAAACTCCGCCGTTATTACCCTGTTCATACAAACCGTATGGGAAATTAAGCTGTACTTCTACCGCTTCAACTTCCACATCGGAAGTTGTATAAACGTACGGAGTATCAAAACTCAATTTCGCGCCGATATCAAAACTCTGGTGCAGGTCTTCGAACGCCGGGATTATCTCCTGATCATTCAGGCCATAGCGTTTATACACATCAACCCCGTAAAAATTCTCTATCGGATTATCGTTGATCTTTATGCTCTCGATGCTGTCTATCTCACCGTTACATAAACCCAATAGAACATTGAGATAGTTCTTCTCTCCGTCGTTCCACACAAATTGATTTATGATATTACCGCCGCATCTATGCTCACCGTAGATGATCGGTATCGGCACGCTCACATCCGAAAGCGTGCGTATACCGTCCCACGCGTATGTCGGTGAACTGTCTTCGAAAGTATCTGTTCCGGTACTTCCGAAACTCGGCATTTTGGGTTTATTGGCCGCCTGAAGGGCGTAACTGACTCCCGCGATAGCGATCACGCCTATAAGCGCGGCATTACTCGCGAGGAATGAGAAGATAGCGACAACCGCGGCCCCTATTGCCGCTTTGATTTCATGTACTATAAGTATTTCGTCGCCGTCAGAAACCTGAACGGTGTAATTATTTAACTTTTTTCCGTTATGGATTACCCCGCATCCTTGAGAAGAAAAACCTGAACAGTTCAAACAATCGGATACAGTCATACCGCCGGTATAAACTATTTCGTTTGTCTGCCTGTTCTTCTTCTCCAAAACATTCGGGATATATACAACCCTTATCATTTCGGCATCCTTTTCAATCTATAAAAACCGTGGATCTTTTGTTTCCATGTTTTATCGTTCAAACCTGAAACCACCGTACCCGCCCGGCACGTATGAATAAATTTATTGCCGCTAAGTATTACTCCCGCGTGATCGCATATACCCTGTTTATTTTTGAATAGAACTCCGTCAAACTTTTCGGGGCTGGTTACTTCTTCCCATTCCTTATGGTAGTTTTCGATAAAGTAGTTATTCCCGCCGCGCGGCCAGTCAGAAGGATATCTGTCCTCCGCTATATCGAACAGCTGATACCCCAGATCCTTATAAACGTTTTTCACTAGACCCCAGCAATCAAGTCCCGACATGCCGCGACCGCCGTGCCGGTACGGTACGCCTATATATTTCTCTATGATCATTTTTTCTGTCATCATCTGACAAATATCCTTGATGTCGGTATCGAGGGAAACCCACCAAACCGTAACGTATTATTTAACGCGCGGCATCTCTGCAAAGTTTTATTGCATTCCGTCTCCGGCCCCGTATAGCCGCACTCTTCGCTTTTAAATTTCCATGAACAATAATTGCGGGAATAAGTTCTCCCGGGCAGGTTAAGCGATAACACATCGAATTTTCCGGTAAGCTCAAAAACGGCGTCTTGCTGGTTGGCCTGATAACTGTCTATGTAATAAACGTCCTCAATATAAGCATCCGTATCGTCTAATTTATCCGCGAATACTAATTTGATAGTGACCTTGAGGCCCCTAAGGTCATACACCATTAAATACGATTGTATAAGCCTCGACACATTGCCCAAAGTCACTTTAACCGCGTTTATACTTCCCTGCGCGTTATCTCCTATAAAATCACATCTTACAGGGAATCTGGTGTACTCCACACCGGCATAGGTGATATTTTCATCGTAATCGCAGAAATTCAGGTTCTCACCCACCGCGCCCGTATAATCGTGTATTGTAAAAAGAAGTATGGGCCTATTCGCCTGTTTTGATTTCTCGTTTATGAACCCGTCGCCTGACGATCTCATTATTTAACCTCCACAAAAGTGAACGAACAGTCGTATATACCCGGCGCCTTGTTCGAAAAAACAAAATTATCGTTATCAAACCTGACGGAATATTCAATACTGTCGTTGGGATTTACCCAATCGAACTCTTCGTAAGCACCTTTGCGGGCGGCATAAAACGCCTTGATACTATTTAATTCCGAGAGGGTTCTATTGTGAAACTGTAATGTCCACTTCCTGATCGGAGTATTTCGCTTAGACCGGCGCTGTTCCACGCCATTCTCAAATTTAGTGATCAGCGTTTCGAATTCGATGTTTTCTTCAAAAACGAAATCAGGTAATATCTCAAATGCCGCCACGTTGCCTCCTCGTTACGCGTACTGCCTTAACGCTTTTCTGAAATTGCCGTTAGTCTCCAGCTCTTTCGCTACCGCGTCAGATAGGGTTCTTCTATTACGCCACACATCCTGAGCGTCCCACGCTTGTATAACCTGATTCACGTTTACCGTAATATTCGTTCCCGAGAAGCCTTCCCCTCTATTAATAGCCCGCAGATTATCGGATCCGCCGATATTCCTCATGCCCCGCCTTGAAAGTATCCCTTCTCCTGTTTGCGCTATTATTGGAACTTCATCCGGAGCTAATCCCTGATGCGCTCTGATAATGCCGCCGTTATGGTACTTTCTGACAACACCGCCTGAATGAAATATTTGTCCGACAGGGATACCGAATATTGATCCGCCCGCTCCAGCCAACGCGCTGAACATTTTTATAAGCAATATTTTCGCTATGATATTCGATATCATCTGGAGCATCGCTCGCGTGAATTCGCTGAATATATCTTTGACACTTTTCAATTCGCCGGTAAACACCTGAAAGAAAAACTGGCTGAACGCGTTTTGCATATTACGCGCTGATTGTTTAGCGAATTCTTCCATCGCGTTAAATGAGCTATTTATATTTTTTGCTTGTTTAACAACTTGACCGGCGACATTTTTCAGAACTTCAGATGTCTTCGTTCCGGAATCTCTCACTTTGGCAAATACCAGTTCGTACTGTTCCACCGCCTTTTGAGCACTATCCATTGATGCTAACTCGAAAGCCTCTCTATTTATATTCATGCTCTCAGATAGCCGCTGGATAGCCTCACTGGCTCCTCTATATGTTTCTCCCAAGGTACCGGGCAACTTACTTAAGAGATCATAAAACTTTTGCAATGGAACAAGTAACTTCTGGAATACGATTATTCCTATTTCCATTAACTTGAAAAACCCGGAATATACCTGTTCCAGAAATCCCTGAAAAAGCCCCAGTACATGCCATAATGCCTGACCTACCTGAACGGAAAAGTCAGCCCATCCGGCTTTTAGTTTCTGCATTTTCTCCAAGTTTGTCATTGTTGATGTATCTATCTGCTTGAGTATTTTCTCTCCTGCCTCAAGCGTCGCGTTTAAAAACGCTTGTTTCCTTTCATGCTCAGTCAGATCCTTAACAGATTTTCCGACACTTGCGGCATACTTTTCGTACGCGTCACCAGCGCTCACTATAATCCCCAAATTATCAAGAACAAGTTTTGACTGCCTGCCGACACCGATCGCTATACTCTCAAACATAAACCCGACATCTTTTCCAAACGCTCTTGCCGATGCTCTTGCGATCTCCATCATTTTCGATAATTTATCCGGATCGATACCCAATATCATCGCCTGTGAAGCTTTTTCCATTATTTGCGCTGTAGACATCGTTTCCCCTGACATCCGGCGTAAATCCTGTACCATTTTATCCGCGCTTACTCCAAGTGACGTTGCCAGGTTGCTGAACGCCTGCTTTTGCTGTTCGGCTTTAGCGCCCATTTCCATAAGATCCCATGCTTTACGAAGCGCCATAATGCTTGCCGTAATAGCGGCGGTTATACCAAGCCAGTTCTTTTTCCATGAATTCGCGAATCTCTGCAGGTTGCCGCGCACGCCTTCAAGACGTTTTGTCGCTTCATCCCGCAAACGCAATATGATCGAGAGTTCTTTATTTGTCATGTCTTGAACCTTTCAATTCTTTTCTGCCTGTCCGTCTCGATTGACTGTAGTTCCTTTTCGATTACTTCAAACGCGTCGATCATCTTGGCTGACTGGTCTATCCATCCGCCCGCGTTCGGCAGATACCCCTCTTTATAAAACTGAAATGCCCTTAAAAAGTTCGCCGACTGTCTTGTGACGATCTTAAAAGGGCATCCTCTATACTCTGTTCCGTTAAGCTCCCAGACTTCCTGCCCGGGTACGTCATATTCACATTGGATCTTTCTCCCGCTTAAACAGTTTCGGCAGTTCACGGTGAGGCCGCCCAGATGAACCGCCACGATCAGTTTTTTTGCTCACCCTCCGACAGTTTCGATTCGTTCAAAATTACTTCGGCAAGTTCCTGCCTGAGTTCGTTCGGGAACATTGCAATGATCCTATCCGGAACGACATTTCTCATCTTGCCCGCATAATGAATCGTATCGAACTTTAGCTCAACCGGCTTTTTCGTCTCCGGATCCAGAAAATTCACAAGACCCTTAAGTCCAAACTTGATCGCCGTGATCTGCCTCTTGTTCCAATTAAGCCTGACCTTGGCCTTATCGTTGGGATTGGTCGAACTCATCTCATAGGTACTACTTTCGTCATCCACTTCCGCTCGCAAAACCGGATCCAATAGACCGATATGAAACACGCTCGGGTTCTCTTTGTCCGGATCGAGTTTTGACACGTATTCACGTGTCGCGTTTACATCAATTCCTGTCAGCATGAATATCCCTCCTGTTTATAAAAGTAATATCGCCAGTTCATCATCTCCCGGATCCATCGAACCGGTAAGATCAAACGACGTCTGCGCGAGTTGTATGCCTTCGCGGTCGCCGTCATCTACTTTGTTGTAAACGATACCGGGCGCGTAAAACCTGAACTTGTTTCCCTCGGTTTCGCCATAAGCCAGATCGAGGACCATGGGCGTGTTACCGAACCATTTTGAGAAGAAATCATGCGCCGCGACCGGCACCATCTCCGGATTAAAAGAACCCTGCATATCCCGGCCGGTAATCATGTACGACAGAATCCCTTTTGAATCGTCGATCTTGTCTTTTGAAGCAAGCGTGTTTGATACGTCGATTTCGATCTCTCCGACATTAAGCGAAACACCGTCGCAGGACATGACCGCGTTTAAAAGCACAGGCGGCACCGTACTATCGAAGCTAATACCGGAAAACATCGGCGTATCAGTAACACCGTTTTCAACTCCTTTAAAGCTGAAATCAAGCGTTGCCGGTTCACCAATCTTGAAGTTGTATTTGACCGTTCCGCGGCATCCTTTAAGAAGCTTTGCCACACCGTCTTCATACAAGCCCATGCTCAGTGAAACAACTGAACTGCTTATGGGTTTGATCTCAAAACCCGCGCTCGCGGGATCCGATGAAGCGGTTGCGGTTGCCCCGGAAATAGAGCCGGTTAACGTGTCTCCGGATTCTAACGTTCCGGTTAAAGCTACATAATAGAGCGTTGTGGTGCCGGTCGTTGTCTTTATAACTACCCTGCCGGTCGCCTCCGATGTGCCGCCTGTCACTACTTCTCCGTGAAGATAGGGCCCTCCGCTAATCGCGCCGATCGATATTTTCTTAAGCGCGTTCGACTGAAAACCGCAGGCCCTGACGAGACTCATCCATTCCGGCTCAACACTTATAGATCCTGATCCTTTAAGCTCAATACTGAAATCGAGCCCTGCCGAACGTTTACCGGCGAGTTTTCCCATCTTAGTAAGCGAGGCGCGTACCGGATCGCGCTGATACATCTGCGGATCATAGCTTGCTTTTGGTGAAAATTTCACCATAATACCCGCGTCGGCCGCCAAAAGTGTTTCCGCCACACCTTCAACCGACTCTATTTTTGCCGCAAGCTGGCGTTTTCTCATAAGCATTGACATCGAAATACCTCCTTTAATTCTTTGCTGTTGGATCCGACCTTAAATGGCGGTATCTTATCCTGAGTTCCATAATGATCCCGGCATACGGCTGTGCTTCTGTGGTCTCAAAGGGTGTTGTCCCTAAAATATCAGTATCGACAGCGTCTCCGCCGCGGGTAGGATCAGCCAGAATAGCTTTTTTTATATCGCCCTGGAGTCTATTCAAATATGTATCGGTCGGAACAGTGTCATTCTCATCGGCTACAAAAAATACGTCCAGATACACCGCTAACAAACATTCTTCGAAAGGATGCGGTGAGCTTGATTCTTCTTCATCACCCGGGCTGATAACAACCATCGGCATATCTACCATACGATTGCCGTGCATCGACCAACGCTGGACGGTCTCGGTAGTAAAATCGAAGTTGTATCCGTTATCGATAGTCACACCTTCAAGTACAGTCTTGATATTCTGTAATATCCGCTCTCTAACCGTTTCCATCAGATCTTCCTCAATGCCTTTTCGATAGATTTATTTAAAATATCTATCCGGTAATTCACAAGGCCGTCCCATGTCCGGTAAAAGCCAAGTCGCGGTTTTATCCGAACTTGTCGTTTTAAAACGTAAAGCGGGAGTATCTTCTCTGATCCCCTTTTTATCCGGGCAAGAAAAGTTTTACCTTTGGATTTAATCCAAATCGGACGAACATTCTTCAATTCTTTGGGACGTTTGTAACGAGCTCTCAACTTGCCAGACGGCGTAAACATTTCCGTTCGCGCCGATAGCGGTACCGCAAGACGCTTGCCGCCGGGATCCCTGACCGTTCCTCCGGTTTCATGCAGTTTGGCGATCTTCGATTCCGAAAACACCTCTATCCCCATGCCTTCAATCTCCGGAGCGACAAAAAATACCCGTTTGAACGTGCCGAAAAGACCGTGACCTGACGCGCCTCGCACGCCCGGGGGGCCCTGCAACTGCTGTTGCCTGAACCTCTTTAAGAACCCTTTGCCGATACGATCCAGCCCGTCCGCCAGCTCGAATTTAAGAACGCGTGGCGCGATCTTGAGCGCTCTCTCGAGCGCTCTTGTATCTATCTCTGTCGTTAACTGAACCATACCTACCACCCCACCATTAAATGCCACAGACCTTCATCCCTGCTGGTAACCTCATTGATTCGCGCTTCTTGCTCTATATCTTCCGAATCTTTAAGCCATACCCGGTCGTCCTTTTTGTTTATAGCGGTAACACCTTGTTGCGCGTCGTTTGCGATGTATACTTCGGCCTGCCTTTTGAGCGACCGGTACACGTTTTCTTCGGCCGGTGAAAGTTCATATCTAACAACAACGGCTTTAATCACCCTCGAAACCGTTCCCGATAAATACGTGATCTCCTCCGCGAATTCTTCAGAGTTCAAAAACACCGACGCGCCGTCTTTCTGTATTTGTTCTTTTAAACTCATTTGTCAAATGACCTCACAAGATAAAACGCTAAACTGACAAGCCCTCCGCCGACACTGATCACAGAGATATAAAAAATGCCTTGCTTGAATTTACCCGCCCATTCGGAACTGTCTTTGACCAGCGGCATAAACTCATCCATCTTGTCTTTAATCTGCGCGATAGTTTTTGACAGCCCGTTATCAATACGGTCTTTGATGTGTTTAACGTCGCCTGAAAGTTCCGTAAACCGTATATCGCCTTCACGGAGTTTCTCCTCGTGTTCCCTTAATTGCGCGCGAATATAGTCGCCGCTTTTATCAAGCGCTTCACGTTTTTCTTTACATGTTTCTTTTGTTATAAAATCCGAACTCATTCGGCCCCTCGTGTAAAAAGAGGGGGCATTTAGCCCCCTCTCAGTTTAGGCAATCTTCAAGAGATGAGCGAAATACGGATCGATAACCATCTCATCCACATGCTGTCGCACGCGGAAGATATCGCTTCGTATCTCCTCTGCCCTGTACTGCTCGACAACCGCGTTCTCCGGGCTATCCGACACCCAAAGAAAAGTCCTGCCAAGCCCGGGCTGTGAAAGATCCTGCCCGTCGGACATCACCAGCGCGAGAAGAGCGTATGTATCGCTCCAGATGTCGCCGCTGACAAAGGGTTTTCCCTCTTTGGCAGTATTGCGTATCGCTTTACCTTCGAAGATGTACTTGATCCCGAAGAGATCCGCCAGAGCCGTACGTACTTCTTCGTCGGTAGGCCGCGCCGTATACTTGATGAGATCGATGATCTCGGTATTCGACTTTAGCCGCTCGATGTTTGTTGAGCTCAATACCAAAGCGTTCGGCATGATCCCGCAGTTCGCGCGCACCTTCGCCTTGGCGTCCCTAACCTGCTTGACGGCTTTTGTCGCAATGTCCGACCAAGGGTTCGCCGCGTAATCCGTATAGAGCGGCGATCCCGTAAAGACGCTTGTATCGAACAATAGATCCGCGATACGCTTTTCCTGCGCCTGCAGTACCCGGCGTGTCGTGATCTTGGTCGTTACAAGTTCCGCGTCGAAATCACTGGCGTACATCGACCGTTCGCTGTCGTCGAGCGCGCCTTCAAGCCCGTGTTCCTGACAGTTGTACGATTTGTCCTTCGCGCTGAACCCGTCACGGTTGTAATTGCCGCGTGTCGCGCGTTTCGTATCAGCGTCCCGGGTGATACTTTCCCTTGTGATCGCGGGGAAAACAGATTTTTGTTTCTGTGTCCTGAATATCGGCAGAACCTTCGTGCCGATAAACTCGTTCTCCTGATCAACATATTCCATAACAGCTACCCCAAGATCCATTCTCGGCGTTGCTCTTGTTCCTGAATATTCAACTCCCATGGCTTATCCTCCTCGTTTAGCTTATTTTTATTACCGTTACAAAAACGTCGAAACTTGCTTCGGCGCTTGCCAAGACTTTTAACGCGGAACCGGCTTCCAGTTCATCCGTCTCAGCGATTATCGTCCCGCCGGGAACGATAGTATCATCGGCTGTTCCCTTAGCTTTATTCGCGGTGATATCGTTGGGCGTGGTTTCACCGTCCTGCAACTTGATGTTCGCGGCGGTCGTGTCTCTTGAAATCAGTTGCCAGTCCACTATTTTGCATTTGAACGGCATTGACTCCACTATTGCGACTGCCGTTGTAGCATCGGTGATACCGGTTTTGGCGAACACGACCGGAATAGCCCCGTTGTCATTCTCCGGAACTACGGCTACACTTGCGCCGTCGATATACGATGCTACCCCGTTATTGAACACCCCCTCGATGATCTCACCATCCGCGCTGGCGGCTTCTAACGCCGTCCCTATGGCGCTTCCTACTGCAGTATCGGCAACTTTTCCGTCGTTTGCCCCGTACAGCGTCGCCCCGACCGCGAAAGCTTCTCCCGCGCTCAGCTTAAACGTTCTGCCCGCGGACTTTAGTGCCACCGTGACAAAATCGTTCTGCAACGTTTTTGCCGCGGTAACACCGATGAAATCTTCACCCGCATCAGCATATTCAACCTGAGTTCCGCTTCCCGCGCTTAACTTAACCCGGCGGTATGCCTCAAGATCCTCTCCCGCAACAAACGCTTTTAATCCTAAATTTTCCTGTGACATCTTGCTCCTCCTTATTTTTTTTGAGCGGTTGCCTTGAGCGCCTCTGTCATGCTTCCGCCGTGTTCTTTCTGATATACCCCCGCGCGTTCCAGATGTGTCATCTGTTTCTTGGCCGGTTCTTCTTCATCGTCCGGGCCCAATGGCGGGATGGACGCTTTCTGCAGACCCTCGAGCTGTTTATCCTGAAACTTGATAACCGCGTTCTCGAAAGTCGATCCGTTCTCGATCGCTTCAACGGCAAGGTCGCCCATGTCTTTGAACACTTTCGATTTCTTCAAGATCGATAACGCCCGTTCGCGCTCTTTGCTTTCACCTTCTTCAACTCCAAGCGCGTAAATAGAGTTGTAAAGGCCGGAATGTTCCTCCTTAAGTTTCTCTAACGTAATTTCATCTGGCATTTTCTTTTCCTCCTTGTTTTTGTTTGAACCATACCTTTCCAAAAACGAGATGACCTTTTCAACCGATTCGGGCTGGCTTAAAAATCTGTCCAAAAAAGACGTCATCTCCGCTGACGGCCGGACGCTCTCCGAAAAGAACGGTATCCCGAAAAGGCCGTTATTTGCCGCTGGATCATCGACAACATCCACCGACATGAGTTTCTTGACACGGATAAAAGGCGGTAAGTCTTCGCCGTCTTTGGTTTTCTCTTCGCGGAACTCCTCATCCCAGTGGACAACCATCGAAGAACCGAACGCGTCAGGGTCGCTCTCGGCAAGATTCATGACATAACCGGCAAGGTCCCCGTCCGGTGTTTCATGCGCGGTCGAATCGATATGCAGGTCCGCACGGACAATATCGCCGTCACGCCTGAATTGTTTTGCCCTGCCCAAGAAAGTCCCGAGCGCGGTATTTGACATGTTCGGATGACCGAACCTCGATTTGACTCCGGATCTAACCTTGTTGCCCAGCTCAACAACCGAATCAAGCGCTATGTCATCGAACTCACCCCTTTCGTCATGAGTCACCCCTTTGGTTACAACAGCGAACCCTTCAATAATTTCTTCTTTGCGGTTAACGCGCACACCTCCGCCCCGCGCGATATCAGCTCTGAAATAAATATTTTTATTTGCCATTTCTCACCTCTTTTAAATCGTTTATTGATATGTCCAGCTCAATCGGCATCGACATCCGGCTTCGTGTCTCCATTAGGATCCTCTTCGTTTTCTTCGCCGGTGTTTTTCTGCTTTTCTTTTGCTTTGTTTTCATCTTTAACCTCAAGTCCGAGTTTTTTCATCTTTTCCTGCTCACGCTTACGCTGTTCAAAACTCTCTTCCCAATCTTTGCCGTCCTGCGCGTATAGATCCGAATACGTCACGATGCCGTTTCTTAAACCCACCTCGGCGGCCTGTGCTTCTTTAAGCGGATCTACCCATTCCCAGCCCGGGGCGATCCATGACGCGCCTGCCCAGCGTTGTCTTTTTTCATAAAATGTTCCTGAAGATATTTCTCGTTTTAGATATGCTTCTTCCAATAACATGTCCCAGACCGGCTGGCAGAATTTCTGCGCCAGCCATTCCTGACGCATCCTGAAATACCGCCGCGCTTCCAAAAGAGCCGCCCGCGCGCTTGAGTAATTTGTTTTCGAGAAATCCTTGGCCACAAGTTCATACGGAAGGCCTAAGGCCGCGGAGATGGCCTTAAGGATGCGGTCAACAAATGGTTCGAAACTCGATCCCGGACGCTGGGGATTAAACGACGTGATGCTTTCACCCGGCATAAGGTGCTTGATCATGCCCGGCTCAAGACTTTCTATGAATTGCCCGGCCGTATTCTTTTCATAAACACCGCTTGAAGATATATCCATGGACGCTTCTGAAGTAATAAAAAGAGAGAAGCACGCGGCGATCCTCGCGGCCACGAGTTCGGCTTCCGCGTACTCCCCAAGATCTTTGAAATATGCAAGTACAGGCGCGAAGAACGGCACCCCGCGCGTCTGGCCCGAGCGCAAAACATAGTAGAGATGAAATACGTTGCGTCTGCCGTACTCGTTAAACGCCGGTATCTCTAAATAGTCCTTTTCTCCGCTCTTAGCAAAACGTATATCCCCGGGATGCGTTTTCTGAATGAAATATGAAACTGCCTCACCTTTTTCTCCTATGCGCACGCCGGATCGGATCGATTTATCCCCTCTTTTATCCGGCGGGGTATCCAATCTGTCAGACTCAATGATCTGTAATGCCGTTTTGTACGGCCGCGCCGGATCATCAATCAACATCGGTACGATCAATGCTTCGCCGTTCTCCAATATTTGCCGGTCGACAAGCTGTTGTATCTCATAGAAATCCATACGCCTGCCCGCGTCAGCGTATGGTACCCACCTTTTCCATACCCGTTCCGCGTCTTTCTGAAATCTCCCTGCCGCCTCTTCGTCTATTTCAAGCTCTTCTTTATCAATTCGGGACTGCGGGCGAATGCCCGATCCGACCACATTCACGGTCATGGTTGAAGTAATACCTGAAGCATGCGCGTCGTTACGGTTTAAATCACGGCTCCGTTCGCGTATGTCTTTAAGCTCCGGCAGTAAGTCAGCGTCGGCAGAACCGCCGCCCGGGATCCAAGACGACCTGAGCCGGTCGCGGGAAGCGCCCCTGTATGAGCTAAATGATCTTGTAACTTTTATAGCCTCGCGATACATACGCCTTTTAAGTCCCGCGCGCGGGGAGAAGAATGAAACAATGCCGTCTAAACTGTTGGATAATTTTTCGGTTAATGGTGTTTTCATGACGGCCTCCCGAAGGAAGCGTATGTGGTTGTCCCGCCGGATCCCGCTATCTCACGACGCAATTGATCACGCCATTTTATGAGCCCCGGCAGTTCCGAACGCTGAACGGTCCGCCCGGCAATCGAATACGATTGAACAGCGCCATTATTTATGAAAGTGTTAATGGCGATCTCAACGTTTTCGAGCATTTCTTGTTTTGTGGGTGCGGCCATTGTTCTCCTTAAAAGCCCAATAAAAAAGCCCGTTCCAGCTGGTGCACCAGAACGAGCTTTTTAAAATCTATTGGGCGCTAAAACGGTGATCAGCCGTTTAGCTTTTTATCTTCTACAAGTATGATATAATTAATTCGATTTTTCAATGGGGTCGATACTACAAAATAGTACGAGGATAAAATGGCCGAATATAAGAAACAACATTATGTCCCAAGGTGCTACTTGAGATTTTTTTCAAATGACCAAACAAATAAATTAATCAATTTATACAACATAAAGAACAATCGCTGTATTAACAACGCTCCCCTAAATGACCAATGCTATGAAAAATACTATTATGGCAAAAACCCAGAACAGGAAAAAAGGTTGTCAAAAATTGAAAGCGCGGCTACATCTGCAATAGAAAACATCCTTAAAAATGGACGCTTGCCGAAAGTAAACAGTGAACAACATCTCGCATTGATTCTTTTTATTTTATTACAAACAGCCCGAACCCCCTCTGCGGAATCGGATTCCATTTGTTCGTTTACTTCTCTCATAAAAGAACTGCTTATTTACGGAAATCCACAACATAAAAAGGCGATTAAAGAAGCAACAATAAGAATGTCAAACATGCCGTCAATAAATGTTGCTTCCGCCATCAGATCAATGTTCTTATTGTTTGATTTAAAATACAAACTCTTTAGAAACCGTTCCCATGAAGGTTTTATAACTTCAGACCATCCCGCTGTAAAATATAATTTTTTATACGAAAAGAGGAAAAACCATTTAACAAAAACAGGCTTTGCTACTCGTGGTCTTCAAATATTCATACCCATTTCTTCTCGATACTGCTTGATGTTTTATGATGGCACTTCTTATAAATTTGGTTTTCTGCGGCAAGATACTATAGATGTAACAAAGCCGGAAACCGTAGACTCAATAAATTGTTTGCAACTGATAAATCGACCAAAAAATATTTATTTTGACAACATGGTTTCGTCGTCTTATGTTCAAAATATAGTTTCATCTAATCAAGGGTTGTTGGCTGACAGCAAATTTACTCTTAAAAAACACCCACAAGGTTTCTATCTTCATGAACAAACCAAAGATTTTAATCTTAAAATCCCTACCATCAGGATTATTCCCAATGCGCGTAAAGCAATAAAGACGTCTGATATACGTAACCCAGAATTATTACGACTCAATAATATGCTTTTTGATAACGTTGACAAGCAAAACAAAAAATAGGCTTTTCCTGTTTTATCCCTCAGTTTCTACACTTTTAAACTTCTTCCCACACCCACGACACACATGATATCGTACCGGCAGTCGGCTCACATAGCATCGAACATCTTTGCTTTGGCATTTCGGGCAACGTAACGGGATAAACGTAACTCCGCACTGATCATCGTCTGCCGGAGTGGTCTCTTTTACAGGCTCATCTTCTTTAATCCAATTTTTGTATCTTTTTATCCATCGCCCCATTAAATCCACGATCCCTTTGTTTTGCGGAGCCAACTCTCACGGTTCTGATCTTCCGTAACGACCTTATGAACACGCGGCGCGTTCTCCCGCCGCATGTTAAGGGCCCTTATAATATCCGCGGCCGCGAGCGCGTACACTTCGGCGTCCAGATAGTGATTAGCCGCGGATTCCTTCTTTTTCTGCCAGACCTCTTTGGCTTTGCCGGTTGTTCGGTTACGGACAAGTACTTTATGCTCTGAAGTAAACTGCGCAAGATACTCATCACCGGGATTCCTGAAGATATGCCACTTACCCGGATTCTGCGACGTAACAAGGCGGTTCATCTTGTCTTTATACTGAGTGACGTTCAGATTCCAAAGCACAAGCCCTCCTGAAATGACCGCACCTGTACGTGAATTGATATCAATCTTGTTCGCCCTGTAGAACCGGCCGCCGGTAATGTCCTCAAGCCCTTTGATCGCCTTTGCCTTATCCGGCCATTCGCGGCAAAAACGATACACCTCGTCCGTCCGGAAACCCGAATCGACACATGTCATGTAAACGCCCAAAGCCTCGCCTGACCTTACCCGGCTGTATTCTGTTTTAAATATACTCTCGATGATATCTTCCCAATATTCAACCCTGTCGGCCCGGATAAGCCACGACTCTTCGTAATAACCCCAACCGCGAATAACGTAATAGAAATGATCTTTCTGCACATCAACACCGGCCGTCAGCACCAAGACCTCATCAGGAACAACGCACTGATCATAATCACGCGCAAGATTCCGCACCTTATCGACTGTTGTCTCCTCAATCTTCTCCTCCCAGACCTCGGCAAGCCAAGAATTAACGAAATTCATCAAAAGCTCAACGTAGTCTTTTGATTTCATAAATTCAGCCGCTATATCGCTCCACGTGAGCCACGGTGAATATAGCGAACTTACCCAAAAGCCGCGGTTACGATTATGCCCATTTTTATCTGCTATCCATTCACCTGCTATCATCATTTTTTGTTTATGAATATCATCTATACGCTTTTTACAGTGGATGCATTCATACCAAGCAAGCCGGTTATTCTTGATCTGTTCGGCTGATGTTTCTTCTTTCGGCCATTTGATCTGTCCGAAAACAAATACCTGCCTTTTCCCGCAATGCGGACACGGCACATAAAACCTGCGTTGGTCGGATTTATCGTATTCGCGGAAGATGTATCCCTCGCGCGTGGTGGGTGTGGAAACTTTAACCGTTTTTTTGTTCCAAAAGGTTTTCTGTCTCTCAGAAGCCAGCTTGATAGGATCCGCTTCCCGGCCCGAAAACTTCGGGTATTTGTCTACCTCGTCCAAAAAAAGATACCGGATCGGCCGCGAGGCAAGGTCCGCAGGGCTATTCGAACCGGCAAAATAAAGTATCATTCTGTCGAAATGATATTCGAGTTTTGTAATGTCATCGGCATTTGCCGGGATATAACGGTTTAAGACCGGCGAGCACTCTATCATCGGCCGGACGCGGTTATATGACACGCTTTTTGCGTCATCCGCGCGCGGTGAAACCATCAGTGTCGGCCCCGGATCCTGATCGATAATAAACCCAAGCATGTTATACATCGATTCAGTTTTTCCGACCTGTGACGCCGCCATGACCGTTATCTCATCAACATATGGATCCGTAAACGCGTCCATGATCCCCTTAAGATATGGCGTGCGCGCTGTCGACCACTGGCCCGGCTCCGCTGACGTTTTCACATCAAGCCGCCGGAATTGATCCGCCCATTCGCTCACTGTTATCTTGGCGGGTAATACCCACTCAACGGCCCCGTACGGTACAACTGTCTTAAGTATTTCTCTTCCCAGTTTTATTGGCATTCTGTTTCCCCGCGAATTGGTCGATTATGTACCTTATTTCCTGATCCAGAATTTCACACACAACCTTCGGATCCTGCTGATAAAGCTTCGGCGCGATATGTTTCGGCAACCTTAAAAATCCGGCTTTAATGCCCCTGATCTGATTCTTCACGATGGATACGTGATCTTCGAACGGTATAACCTCGCCTTCTTTCTGTTTTAGTTCTATCTCGCTTAGTTTCGCGCGATTCTTCCGGTATTCCTTGTCCCAATAGTCCTTGCCGTTGTCCTCTTCCGATCCCTGCTTCTTGTAAAACCATTTGAAAACATCCCCGACCTTAAACCGCGCGATCTCCCCGGACGCGTCCCTGAATACCGGCATACCCTGCTGAACATACCGCCTGATCATCCGCGGGGATTTCTCGAGATACACACATAAGGTCGGCAGATCTACCGTTCCATCGATGACTCCTGTGTGCCGCTGTTCCGATTTCTCGAACTCCTCAAGCTCTTTGAGTTCTTTCGACGACAGCGACCCGCGGCCCAGCTTTTCGACAATGGCGATATAACGTTTCTTCTTGGCAATATCAACAAGGTTGCGGTTCTTTTCATCCATTACTTTCCCTTATAGCTTTTTTGCCTGTAAATTCCTCCCAGCGTTTCACCGCCACATCACAGAAGACCGGCTCGATCTCCATGGCGAAAACCCTCCGGTTCAGCCTCTCCCCCGCGATAATTTGCGATCCCGAACCGGAAAACGGTTCATAACAAACATCCCCGGGCACAGTATGAACCCGCATAGGTATGGCAAAAACCTCGGTCGGCTTTACGGTCGGATGATCAAGTCCCGGATTGCGTTTCTTCCCTTCCCAGTCCAGTTCCCATACGTCGGTATGATATTCCGGCGTTTCGGGATCTCCCGTTCTTAAAAATCCAACCGTCCATACAGTTCCGATCGCCTTATTTTTTGGCTTATAATCCGGCTTATTCCCTTTCACCCACATCAAAAGACACGGCTCATGCCGCCACGAATAAAACGAATAAGTCAAAATGACGCATGGTTTGACCCAGACAATCTCCTGATGAATCAGAATCCCGATCTCCTTGCAAAGGCCCTCGATATCAGAACGCCGCTTTGAGGCGTGCCACATATAAAGTGCGGTCTTTTCTTTGATGAATCCAAGGCCCACGGTCAAAAACTTGCGCATGAAATCCACCGCGTCCGGAATGTCGATCTCGTGATAGACGTTCGACCAGTCCCGGCCGCCGTTAGGCCTGTCGGCTCCGGTATAGTCTACGCAATACGGCGGATCCGTGGCGAACAAACTTGCTTTGTGGCCGTCCATAAGCCGTGCGACATCAGTCTCGCTGGTAGAATCCCCGCACAAAAGCCGGTGATCGCCCAAAATCCATAAATCGCCTTTTTGGGTAATAGTTTCTTTTGGCGGCTCCGGGATATCATCCGGAAGGGTCTTTCCGCTTCCCAAATTTTCCACGCCCATATCCCCGACACTTTCCCGTAAACTCTGAAGACGCAGATTGAGATAGTCATCCGCCGCCTCTTTTCGCAACTTTTCCAAAAGCGGGATAAGCGCGGCCGTCCACTGTCCGGCGATCTCGCTATTATTAAGCGTCACGTTCATCGCCTGCTCTTGGATCTCGTCAAGATCGACCATAATAGCCGAAACCGTTTCCACACCGTCCGATTGCAATACCTTGTACCGCTGATGCCCGGAAACAATCCTCATGTTCCGCTTATTAACGATTAAAAGATCCACATACCCAAACTTCTCCAGACTGTGTCTGAGACCCGCGTAAGCCTGCTCTGTTATCTCGCGGGGGTTGTACGGTGCTGGACTTAAATCCGCTACCCTGACTTCACTAATTTCCGGTTTAACATTGATTTTTGCCACGATTTTCTCCTTTTTTATGTGCCTTCATGTCCATCAAAAAGCCCTTTTTAAATCCTATCTAAACTTGTTTTTGCGGCATCTATTCGCCTATTTCCCAATAAAAACGGTCATTTCCGTCATTTTTATGATAAACATTTAAAATCTCAAAAGTGATGGACATGGACATCGTTTTTTAAACCTGTAATCACTGAAGGCTCGCGCCTCGCCCGACCCTCACCCGACACCCCCTTCCAAGGACCCGTAAACCTTCTTTTAAACACAAACCCCGAGTTATCCACAAATCCACAACCTCTACTACTAATTTTTGATAGTTATCTCTTGTTATTATCTTTTGTTAGGGTGACACCCTTGTCACTACTTCTGGTGACACCGGTGTCACCACTCCGGTGACAGGGCTGTCACCGGTGACATCAGTGTCACTACTTGATTGTGGATAACTTTTCACCCCGGCGATATTGAGTAATTTATAAATGTTCGGCTTCCCCTTCTTTCGTTCTATCGCAATAACCTTCAAAAGCTCCAATCGTTTAACCGCGCGCATAATTGTCCGTCTGGATACTCCGCAATGATATGCCAGCGTAGTAACAGACGGAAAACAGTCTTGCGCCTTATAATTAGCGTAATAACAAAGCCATGAATAAACAGCAACGCCCATGGTACCGGCGCCTTCCGAGATAAGCCTTAATGCCGCCTTATCTATCCAAAGGAATTTGCCGTCGCGCAGATCCCTGATGTCGAACTTTTCGTTTCCCATGGAAAACCTTTTCAATATGAAATAACCTCATACCAAGCCATGTTGCCTTTGAGGTTCCGCCGGATGCATTCTTCTTTGTCGATCTTCCTCACGATGCCTTGCAAAACAAAATCCCTGATCGTCCTCTCGGCGCGCAAATAATAATTATTGGTGCCGAAAGATATGACCTCGGCCTTTGAAAAGGTCTTGGTTTGCCTGCACCAGCGTAATAGCCGTTCTTCTTTTGATAAAAATTTATCTGTCTGCTCAATCATTTTCACCTCCTCGTCAATTCATCTGGCCCAGCTGATCCAGCCCCACAAAGCCAAGAAAAAGTACACAACAAACAGAAATGACTGAGCGTATAAACGTTTCCGGAAATCGATCACTGCCCATGAGGCGTTCGTAAACATCCATACCAGAAACCCGGCCGGATCTTTATTCACGTTTAACACAACCCCAAAAATAGACAGGCCCGCGAGCATCCACATCACCAGCTCTTTGAACTCTTTCGCATCCTTGCCGAACGGCCGGTTGGCTTCGATGAGCCTGCGCCGGTTGTACCAGCTCAACTTTCTGTATACGCTCTTCCATCCCTTATTAACTTTCATCGGGCCTTCCCTCCTTCCTCTTGGGTACTCTTTCAACGATAAATAATTCTTCGCCGATTTCTTCGGTAGCGCATTCGGTAAACACGCTCGCAAGAAGCGCTCCCACATCGTCGGTAACATGAATGATCACGCGGTGGCCGGACATAAGAAACGAACCGTCCATCTTTACCCGGGCTTTTCCGAAAACACCGCGCGCCGCTCGCACAGCCGATTCCATCTGTTCCTGAATCAGCTGTTTATCGATCCTTTCATCAAATTCGAACTTATACACGAACTCCATGTAATTCCTCCTCTCTGATCACCTCAGATACTCTTCAAGCCCTACTTTTCTAAATACTTCACGAATTCGTTTGATCTCATCCTGAAGGGTAGTCCGCGGGATATTCATTACGTCTCCGACCTTCACCTGACTCATCCCTTCCGACAAATACCGGCATATCTGCTTCTGCCTGAAAGAAAGGTTGGCCGTTGCTTTCGACATCGCCTCAGGAAGATCCGCCGCCGTTATTTTTATCGTTGTCTGTTCTTCAACCATCAGTATTCTCTCCTTCGTGCTGATCATTTTTTCGTCATCATCCATCGCGTCAAGCGATTCACTCTCATATGAAACTCTTCGTTTATTCGCGGCTCTTCTGCGTATAAGATCGGCTATTTTGTTACGTGTGACCCTGTTAAGGAATGTGCGCTCGGATGCCCCTGACTCGGAACGATACTGCTCTTTCATGAAAAACCAATGAATCAAACATTCCTGCAAAAGATCTTCAATTCCTTCTTTCCGAAGACTCGCGTAGTCGCGTTGCGCGCCCTTGACAGAACAAAGAATCTCCCGCAATTCCCACTCCTGAAATAATCCGCGATAGTTTTGACTAATTCGGACACCTCTTTTCTTGAAGGCGTCCGAAAAGTTTTTTTATACGTATCCGAATTATTAATATCTTTTCCTTGTAAGCGGTTTGCATCCCGATAATTCATCTGGCGTCGGCTCTCTTTTTAATATTCCTGTTAGCACCGCTTTCACGGCCTCAAAGATTCTTTGATTCTGTTTCCTCCGCTCCTCGCCTTCTAAAGGCTTGTCCGGATAAACAAGAACGAATCCTTTTTTGAACCGCTTTCCTAAGTTTGAATTTTGCCGGTCGCCCATAATGCTCCTCTATTAGCTACATACGCAGACTTTCCGAAACCTGCCGGAAAAAAGTTTTAAATTGAAAATATTTCCGTCACCCTGCCGGAAATCTGCGTATATAGATAGAAAGCAAGCATCTGTGATCCCCGACCTTAAGCACCCTAAGCCCTTGTTATAGCTTGACTTGGGATGCCTTCTATTATAGGGTTGGGTCGCATTGCGAAAAACGAATTCGAAAGGATGTTATGGTTCCGATCATTAAATCAAAGGAAAAGAAAAGATTCGTGATCTACACCCGGTGCTCGACCGACGATCAGGCACAAGGTGATTTCACGACATTGGACGCGCAGGCGCATCACTGCAAAAACATGATGGACGCCTTCGGGTATGAGCTGGCGACGAAGTTCGGCAAAAACGGAGTTATTAACGATGACGGCTATTCAGGTAAAGATTTAAACCGGCCCGGCATACAATCCATTCTCGAAAATATCCACAAACAAAAAAACAAAGCGTTCGACGGTATTATATTTTTCAGGCTTGACCGGCTGACCCGTAACCCGCGTGACCTTTACAGCATGATCGACCTTTTCAAAGAAAAAGAGATCGATTTTCTGTCGGTACGCGAGAACCTTGACAGCTCAACGGCCATAGGCCGCGTGGTTATCGGTATTATCGGGTTATTATCGGCGTTTGAAAGAGAACTAACAGGTGAGCGCGTTAAGGCGTCGGCGATCGCGCGGGCTCGGCAAGGCAAATGGGTAGGCGGAAAAACCCCGTTCGGATACAAACTCGTAAAGAACGGCGCGCCGCTACCGAACGGCAGGCAACCTCATAAAATCGAAATAGACGAGCCGTTGGCGCCTTATCTAAAAACCATCTATGAAATGGCCGCCGATAACCGCACCTTAAGCGAAATAGGAAATTTCCTTTTGAATCATAAAGTACCGACAGCAAAAAGTTCAATATGGAGGAAACAAACCGTGGCTAAAATCATCAAAAACCCCTTCTACAAGGGCGTGATCGCCTATGCCGGAGAAAAACACAAAGGCCATCATCCGGCGATCGTCGAAGAAGATCTCTGGGAGGCGGCGAACCGAGCCATAACATCAAAACTGCCGAAACACCGGTTCACCAAAAAAGCTAAAGACTATTTCCCGCGTTTGAAAAGGCTCGCGCGATGCGGCAAATGCGGAAGCTTTTTTGTCACTTCGCTCGCGCGCGGACAGGGCGGTAAGGCTTATTACTATTATGAATGCAGTCGGGCTCGGCAGAATCTGGGCTGTGACGCCAAACGCATATCCGCCTCGGCGTTCGATCAAGCCGTGATCGACTTTTTCAGAAGAGCGTCAACCGATCAGCAGGTTATCGTTGAATCTATGGTAGACGCGGTTAAAGACAGCACGGTAAAGGTCAACGTTCTTGATAAGGAAATCACGTCTATTCATGAAGAATTGAACAAAAACAAAAAAGCCGCCGAAGAACTGTTGAATCTGGCTATCGAAAAAACTATATCCAAAGGGGTAACTTACGCCAAGAAAATGAACGTTCTGGAGCAGGAAATAGCGGCTTTGGAAGCCCAGCTCTCAAAAGTCGAAGCTCAAAGGCAAGCCGCCGATATCTCAATGAATTCAGGCCAATACCTATACGAAACCCTGCGATTCGCCATGCAATATCTGGATGAGGCCCCTTGTGACGCCCAGATCGCCCTTCTGAAAGCCCTTGTAAGGGTTATCGACATCTATGACGATCATGTCATGATGCGCCTGTATGTGGGCCAACCGCTGGATGAACTACCCTGCCGTATAGACCCCGAAAAACAAGGAACTCTGCCCGATACTAGTGACATTAGTACCGGACAGAGTTCGCCTGGTCGTCCACTTTGGCGGAGAGGGAGGGATTCGAACCCTCGGTAGGGTATAACCCCTACGACGGTTTAGCAAACCGTTGCCTTCAGCCAGCTCAGCCACCTCTCCGCATTTCTAAGTTACTTAATCTGAAGGACTTACGTGTAACAACTGTTTCTCTAACAATTCGATAGAACCCTGTGGTGCTTGTTTGGTGCTTATAATCGTCTCCATCATACTCCCCAAGGTGTCTACGGACTTAGCTTTATGCCCTTGGGATAGATGGGAATACCTCATTGTCATCTTTATGTCCTTATGCCCCATCAGTTCCTTTACAGTCATAAGGTCTACCCCGTTCATCACAAGGTGACTTGCGAAGGTATGTCGTAGGTCATGCCAACGACAATGTGTGATTTTAGCACATCTTATCGCTTTTGAGAAGATTTTATCTACATTTTTAGGGAAGACTATTTCTGTATCGTAATGTTCTCGTAAGTTAATAAGTTCCCTCTTTACTACTGCGTTCATAGGACACATTTTAGGCTCATTGTTTTTTGTCTTATGAACATATATGATGTTGTTCCTAAGGTCTATATCAGACCACTTCAGCCGCATCATCTCACCTCGTCTCATACCAGTGTTAAGTGCCGTAAGTACTGCTGCCTTGAGGTATGGGTCACATACTTGTAATAACCGTGCTATTTCCTCTCTCTCCAAGTAACGGACTTTAACATTGTTCTCTCTAAGATGTTTTATAGTATCAAGAGGGTTCTTTTCAGCATAACCCCATTCGATAGCTTTTTTAAAGGCGGTCTTCATTATAGTGAGATATCGGTTCACCGTGGATGGTTCAATGCCTTCCTGAAGTTTGTGCTTCTTAAAATCTTCTATATCATAAGGTTTGATTTCATCAAGGTATTTACCCCTGCCTAGTACATCCGCGGCTGATGTAAGCCTTTGTACATCGTCTTTCCAAGAGGATTTGTTGGGTTTGGAGTATGTTTCGAGGAATAGGGTTATAAAGTCTATGAGTTTAATGCGTTTTACTTTGCTTTTATCGAGGAATTTCCCTTCGGCTATTTCTGTTTTCCGTTTGGCAAGTACTGTTTCAGCGAGTTTCTTGTTGGGTCCTATAGTTTCCCGTGTCTGTCTACCATCCACATAGTAAGATATGCACCAAATACCCTTTCTATCTTTTCTTTGGTAGACTCCTTTCATTGTTCCCTCCCTTACCCTGACGCCAAAGCCTCCAACACCATAACAGTAAACTTCCAATAGACCTGTCTTCTTCTCTGGCATCTTTTTCTAATAGCTTCTTGTCCTCCGCTGAAACTCGGAAATTCATCTGCTTATCTTTACTCACAACCCCTCCTTTATATTGTATAGCATAAGCTATACATTGTCAACCCCGTGCTAATGATTTCTCTTTATCACTATACACGGGAACAGAGTGGGTTTCAAGCCATTCATTTATCTTGTTCCTGTCGAACCTTACCAACCTCCCAACCTTGATATAGGGTATTTTCCGCTGGCTAATCCACGAGTAAATAGTGTTAACTGATACTCCCAGTATCTCTGCCAGTTCGTGGATGTTTAAGCGTTTTTCCATCTTAAATGTTCCTTCTGCGGCACATTGACTTACCTTTTCCTTTCAATAAATTTCTCAGATGGTGCCTCTTTTTCAAACTTCTCCGCTATCTTCATCATCCCACCCGCTAATACATCCCGCATACCTCTATACTGCTGCGACAACTTCGCCTTTGCTGGTGTTCTGAGCCACTTGTTCTTGAGTTTCTTTTCAAGTTTACCAAGCTTCTGCATAGGCTTCAGATACCACTCCCAGACCATATCCCCTCGGCTCAACTGGCTCATATAGTACAGCCCGTGACAATGCCTACACAGGTACTTATCCCTACCTTCTGGGCAGTACAGTGTCTTCACTTGCCGATGGCACCTGTTGCAGAGGAAATACAGCATCACCCCGCCAAAATAACATCGCTTGGGATTGAAAAATAACTTATCCTTAACTTCATAGAGCTGTTTTGTCGTTCTGTTTATGAAACTTGCCGTGATATGTACAGGCTGGGCAAAGTACAGTTCATTACTTCCCATTTGAGTTTTCGCCTTGATATCCTGCACAGTTACCTTAGCACTATATTCAATCACCCTGCCCACCGTTATCTCCTTAATCTCAAAGTTAATTATTCTTTTCTTCGGGGTTTTCTTGAGTTTCTTCTGGTTTATCAACTTCCTCAAAGATAGCTTTTCTCACCTTTTTCCCATCCCTTTTAAGATGGACGTAGAGTCGCCTTCTATACCTAAACCATCCCATAGCGGAATCTAACTCCTCTTCATCACAGTCAAACTCTTCTTTCCAAACTTTACGAGTCTCGGGGAGTTTCAACTGCTGCTCGATAATTAACATATCCTCTTCAGTGAGTCCCCTTTCCCGTTTGTACAGCTCCAACAACCCCATAATGTAAATAACCTCTTGTGATTTGCACCCTATCCTGAATATTTTGATTACGCTTTCCATTTGGACCTCCTCCCGTTATAGACCTTGCGACCTACAACGTGCTTTGCAGGGGGCGTTGTTTTCGGACTGCCCCCACGTCCGCTCTCACTTCCAAGCTCCCCTGTTACGAGAAACACGGCAGAGAGGTAGGTTAACTAACTACCGCTTCTTCCTGAAGCAACGACACATACTCGAGTTCATCGCAAAAGGGACATTTAACGGGAAATGCCTCCTCTGCCTTGATTCCAACTGGAGTATCTTCACCAAGCAGATAAAAACTGTTCTCGCACTCAAAACACTGAACTTTCCGATACTTACTCATACTACTTCCTCCTTTTTGCGTTTAGCCTTCCATCCCACCATTCGTTCATCATTGCCCCTATTATAGAGGGGGCAAGTGAATGAACAGAAACAATGCAAGTGTTCATAGCCTTGAAATAAGCAAACAGTCCTTTTGAACGGTATTTCCTATATAAAATCGTATCTGTTCACTTCTGTTCACTTTCCATCTCAAATAGATGAACAGAACCATCGTTTAACTGTTCAACAACGTCCTGAACAGTTGAGTCCTTTATTCCCCATACTGCTGCCTTGCCGTTCTTCCCTTTTTTCTCAAAGATGGTGGTGTTTGCGAGTAGGATTCGTTTTACCTTCTCTTTACTCATCTTTGTGTTAGCAACAAGCTCCTTCACTGTTTTATCCCCCGAGTCCAAACTTGCTCTGATACTTTCAATACCCACATCACCTTTATCACCATCGAGCAACTCAATCCCTACAATTGCTTTTCCCGATTTGATTGAACGATAGAAGATATCTTGACGGTCTTGATACTTGTAGAAGCACCTAATATGAACGGCATCCTTCTTTTTGTTAAATTCAAGCCCTAGAAGAAAATCCCAAGCCGCATCTAAATCAGCCGACCCACTAAGCCAAGTTGCAGAATTTTCCTTGTTCCGACCTTCATTTTTGACACAATGATGAATTATCACCATAGTTATGTCATTTTCCCGCTGGATACGTTTCAACCCGTCAATAACTGGTCCTGTGGCGGAATTACTGTTAATATCCCTCCCCCCGACAATTCGTAGTAGGGGGTCGATAAACACTATCAGGGGCATTTCTTTCGGGTCCATATCCAAGATTTGTTTCACGTCCGCCTCAAGTCGAGAGATGTCTTCTGGGAATCTCATGGATTTTGCACTACTTAAAAGTAAACCTCTCCCCAATTCCCCTCCCGATAAATTCAACAACCCTTCTGCAACCTTATAATCCATTTCATCGAGGTTAATCATCAAAACCTTAGCTCGTTTAGCAGCATATCTACCAAGAACTTTTCCACCGTTTATTACCTTCACCCCAATCACCCTACTGAGTAAACTCTTGCCACCGTGAGGAGAACTGTTCCCTTTTGGGGGACCTGCAATGAACCCAAAACCTTTTTGCAATAAATCTTCAATCACCCATTCCTCTTCTCTCTTCTCAATATCATTTGCATCACGAAACCCGAATCCTTTTATTTTTTCCATATCCGCTCCATAAGTATAACTATCACTTGTTCCTAAAAATTATGTCCTTGAAATCCCGAACCGCTCGGGTAAATTCACGGGCATTAACCATCGCCTTCCCAGACCAATAAGAACTGGACAACTCCTCACACTCCCCCCTATTCTCGAAAACGAAATAGAAGTCCCCGTTCCCGTTAGGTTCGACTCTTAGGAAGTCCATACCTGCCGCTTCCAAGAAGGCGGCTTCCATCAAATCTTTTGTTTTTGTTTCATTTCTATTCAT